CGTTGTGAAAGAACGTACTTTTGAAGGAGTACACCAAGACAACCGCAACAAAGCAGAATCCAAGCAAACCGCCTAAGAATGTGCCAACCTTACTTAAAAACTTCTTCATCTTGCTATAATCTTTAATTCATCAACTTGCTTGAAGAACTCCTCCAATGTATCGGCAGTATAATGGATGCCATTATAGCGTATAAACGATGCAAAGTCACTCTTATCACTCTCCTCGAAGAGTTCGGACACCTTGCAGCCGATTATCTCTGCCATTTGTTCTAACTTGTCTAGTCCAATCTTTCTACGTCTAAGTAGCTGATTTAGACTTGTAACATGCTCATAACCCATCTGTGTGGCTAACTCTGAAACTAATATATTGTGCTCTTTGCAGCACTCTTTTATTCGTAATTCTATCATAATAATCTAATTTAATGGCGCAAAGATACGAAATTATTTTGATAATAGCGCATTTTTGAGAAACTTTTTATTTTTATTAAGCGCAGAAATGCGCTATTAATTGTTAAATTCTTTAAGACTTTCGCAGAAATGCGCTACTTTTTGGTTAAATAGCGTGAAAATAAGAAAGAAATATCGCAGAACATTTGGAACTTTCGCAGAAATGCGCTACATTTGCACCCGAAATCAAGTTAGTTTGATTTCAAGAGGAACGATGGCACGTTTAGCACTTCACGTTTAACTACCTCTATAAAAGTACAAATTAGTCGGGAAAGGCAGAGAGATAGAACTCTTCAAACATCAACGGAAAATGCTACCGAGTTAGTTGCAACTCTCAAAGCAACAAGACAAAGAAGTCTCAAACACTCATCACGCAAGATGTAAAAACGCTAGTCGTGTTAGACTAGAGAAACATCGAAACACGTCAACCCACGGACGTTAAACGAAGGGAGTTAGGTCACATGTAACTTGTGAACGTTGGGCGCAAACGTACACCTGCACTTTGTATGTATAACATTTTAACAACAACGACAATGGAAACAACAAAGATGTGTTTATTAGAATTGACTAAGACTGATGCTATGGTATTAGCCAACGTAATTAGAAGAACTGCAAACGAGAATCAATTTCATTGGAAGGAAAGCAGCGTTGAGAAGACAAGAGACCTGTACGATAACGTAATCGCTCAGTTGTACGACTATAAATATTAAAGACTATGGCAAAGTTAGCAGACTATTACATTTGTGACCTTCGCTACACCGATGAAGGTTACGTAATACAAGACGAAGACGAGGTTTACCCTAACACATATGAAGACAATGATGAGTACATCAAAGAGTTTTGGGGAGAATATCCGTTTATCGGGAAATTCCCTGTAATGTACAGAGGTAAACTAGTTGATGTTCTTGTGTTCAAAGACCATGAAGAGTACTTTGGAGTATTCAAAGATGAAGGCAAGTGCATGAAGGACTACATAGTAGTGAAAGACTACGTATGCGAACCCGACAGGAAACCCGAAGTAGTTGCACAATTCGACACAAGAGAAAAGGCAGAAGAGTACTCCTTAGAGCATGAAGGTTTATATTGGGTGTATGAAATGAGCAAGGAATGGTAAGTAACAATGTGGGGAGATAAGGGGGCAGCGCCCCCACGGGCGCAAGCGCCCTCCCCACGCTTAAAAATTCAAGACTATGGCAGCAATTAATTTCGTAGAATACCGCAGAATCGAAAGATATGCGGACAGAGTAACAATGGAGCCAATATGCACGGAGAACCTTAACGACAAGGAACTTGAAATGCTGAAACAAAGCCTTAAAAAGCAAGGTTACAAGTATGTTGGACGCAGCAAGGACAGATACGACAACTATTACACGTCTTATGAGCGTAAGAGTGAGTATTCAACAGAAAGTTGTGAGATTATCATAAAAGCAATAATAACAAGATTAAAATAAACGATTATGGAAAAGACAATAACACTTTCGGGCGATGAGATATACAATATCACATCAGCTATTAACGACAGAATAATCCTTCTAGAGGAATGTATTTCAAGCCACGATGATACTCCTATAACGCACAAGCGATTGAAGGAGTTCAAAGAGATTAAAGCAAAGTTGAACAATTAAAACGATAAGAAAATGGAGAAGACAATAACACTTACGAGTGGTGAGATTTCAAACATCACAAACGCATTATACGACAAAGTAATGAACCTTTCACAGGCAGTCCTCATTTGTGGTGCTGAAATCACCCCGAATGCACAAAAGAGAATCGAGAACTTAAAGGCAATTGCCCTTAAACTGAATGGTGTTGAATATTAAAGATAGGAGATTAGAATATGAGAAAGAACAAAACTTACGAGCAGCAGAAGAAGTTCTATGACGAGTATAACGAGTATGAGAGTTTAGGAGCCATTTTTCTGTATTGGCTTGAATGCGGTAACGAGACCGCAGCACAGATGCAAGAGACCTACAGGGAGTGCAACAGGGAGTGCAAGGAGTATATCTTAGAAGACCTCTACCACCTTTGCGAACTCAGAACTTTCTACAAGTTCATCAGAATCTTCAACTTTGGCAAGAAGTAACCATGGAGCGGTCAGCGAATAGAGGAGCACATCTAGTTCAAGCCTAGAGACCGCACAAGTTAAATCAATTAATAAAGAAACAGAAATGGAAAAGAATATTTGTTTATCTTGCAGATTTGCATTCAGAAATGGCAAATGCAATCGACTTGTAGTATCTAGTATGGGTATGAATGACCGCCTTGGCAGTTACTATAAGAAAGACAATAAATGCCCTTATCATGAGGAAGGAAACGATTGCAGAAACAGAGATTATGAGCCTATTAATTTTTATAATTCATAACAATTAAAAGAAAGGAAATTGATATGAAAGTACATCACGTAGCACATTACGAGTATGGCAGCAGACCGCACTCGGAAATGAGAGAAAAGGAGTTTCCTACACGTTGGGAGGCCGAGAAGTTTTGTGAGGAATGGAGGAGAGACCATTGGTATTTTGGCGGTGCAGCATGGGCAGAAAGCATAACAGAGCCGAGACCTATAACCGCTAACGATGTTCTCGCAGCCGCAGTAATCAAAAAGATTTTAAGATATTAAGAAATATGATAAAGAAAATTTTAACTTTGAAAGAGTATTGGCGTCTATTCAACGAGATAAGCGACTATCTCAGAGAAGACCATGACACCATTACCACGAAAATCAACGGAGTGGAATACGTAGTGTATAAACGTCTAAATCCCGACTATGTGGAGTTTCTAAACAACGAAACGAAGGAAGTCACTTTTGTTGATATTATAGACGAGCCAACCGAGGTTTCAAGCCTTTTGGTTCAGTCAGCAGTAAACGAAATAAATAACAAGCAAAAACATGTTAGAGTATGGACATCACAATTTATGTATTAATCTTCTTGGTCGGCAGTCTTACAGGCTACAGGCTGAGAGCAGCAAAAGACATGGAGGACGAGTAATATGAAAAAGAGAATTAAGATAGTTTTGGTAGTGGCAACGATAGTTGCCCTACCACTCATGGGAGCCGGAATGCAGCAGAGCAAGAGCGAGGAGAAATCTTTGCTTGTAGACTTCATCGAGTATTGCAAGACATGTGAGAACCTTAGGCAAGTTGATCCTAACAAGGACTACACCCAAGCAACACTCCATGAGCTGAAGAATGCAGCACGTTTTTACGAGGAACAGGAGGACTTTGCCGACTGCACAGATTATCAGCAGCAAGCAAAGATAGACGAGATTATCGGCAGAACTTATGCCGCTAGAATGGTTAACAATAACAAATTTAAAGAATAAGATATGAATCCGGAATTAGTAAAACAAGCAGTTGCTTTCGCAGCTGAGTTTAGCGAACAGAATAACGAACGTATTATTGTTCATATTAACGAACAAAACGAAACAACTGCGGTACGACCATACCTCGGCCATAATTTCAGCTATGAACAATTTTTAAATGCCCTCATCATAAATTTTAGTGATGGTAAGAAATTTATAGATATTGATAGTATTAATTCAATTCATTGTTACAAACAAAAATTATAGGAGATAAAATTATGAAGACAACTAAGGCAGTTAGATTGAGTGACAATTTTGTAGGAGTTGAGATTAACACCATACAAGACGTAGTAAAGGCACAGGCAGCCGGACTCAAATTTGTAGACAAGGAAGGTTGGGGATATGATGTTTACACCATCGATGATGAAGAGACCGGAGAAGAGCGAGAGCCAACAGAACAGGAAATCTTCGAGCACATCACCAAAGACCTCCAAGAAGGCAAGGAAGTGTACGCATGTATGGAATTATCGCCTGATTGGGAAGTACAGGAGCGAGCAAAGACGCATCTTACAACCAACTTCTATGTTGGGCAGCAGGTTTTCACCATGAGTAATAACAAGATAGTTGAGGAAACGATTAAACGCATCATCATTGAGAAGAACGAAGACAAGGAAGTCTGCAAGCTTTTGCTAGGTTATGATAGTACATACACCAATGGCGTAGACGTCTTTGCCACCAAGGAAGAACTTGTAGAAAGTCTGTTGAAGGAGTAAGTTTAACCCCGAGGGAGAGAAATCTCCCTCATAAAACATTTTGAGTATGACAAATTCAGTTGTTAAAAATCTGTTGGCTAAAAAGGATTGGAGCAGTATCATTTTCCGCTTTCCTACATCAAGCTATACTCTGTTCAATAACGACAGATACGAGATAGATAGTTTCTGCATCTATATTCACGATACGTCCAGAGGAGAGTACGAGGAAACGAAAGTTCTAGACATAAGCAGTCTGATTTCCATGGAGATTAAGAAGAAGAGTTTTGAAGATATTGTAGAGGAGATGTAAGCAATATGACGATAATCATAAAATTTTTCAAGGGAGCCATCTACGTTGACAAGTTCGGACGGAGATACAGGGCACGTACAACGTTCATCATCAAGCAGACCTCATTTACTGAGAGGTTCTATCTGCCGAACGGAATGCAAGTAGACAAGAGCACTTGTCTTGAGAAGATAAACGAGAAGAGAAAATAGTTGTTGTTGTTATATATAGGGCGAATGCGGTATTCAAGCCGCTACAGATGGTTGCAACGTACCATCCGTCCACCAAGTATTAATTTTAAAAGAAAGGATTTGATTATGAAAAAGTATGTAGTAGAAATCGTTGAGAGAATCACCTACAAGGTATCTCTAGACGCAGCATCATCCGAAGACGCAGAGAATGCCGCAAGACGTTTGTACGATTTGGGTTGTTTGGAGAATGGCGAGTTGGAAAGTGTTTCGTTTGATGTAGAAGAGAAGTAGGGCGAGGCGAGTAAGATGAAGAAACAGAAATTATTTGTGTTGATTAAGCACGGAGCAGACAACCAAGACTATTCGTCCGTTAATGTTATCGGAGTTTACTCCACCAAGACCGCAGCAAAGGAGCAGATGGCAGAAGAGGAGAATAATATCCTAGACTTCTACAAGGAGGAATATCCCGATAACTATGAAGTGTCTGAAGACAAGGACGAATCATCATGGAGCTGCTCATGCAAGGATAGTATTATGTTTGATGAGTTGTTGATAACAGAAAGTGAAATGGAATCATGATAAAGAAATTTCTATTCAACGAGTTCGGCGTATGCACGAATCCTGACAAGACTGAAATCGGCAGCGGAATCCCACATATCGAAATATCCACAGCTTATGTTAGAGGAAAGTGGACGTATGGTGTGACGTACATGCTAGCAGATAGAGGAGGGGCGTTTGGAACTAACCTCAGCAACACGAATTGGTTCAAGGCACAGGAAGATGCCATAGAGCATGCTTTGAATTGGGTAAAACATTGGCTTAACGTACAGATAGAACAAGAGCGCAACCGAAATAGTTCTGTTTGTAAGAGCGCAGCTAAGATACTGAAGGAAATAGAAAATCTACTCCCGAAGAAGAGATATGTACAACTAGAATTATTTGATTTTTAAGAATATGAATAAGCAAGAATTTATCTTCGTCTTCCCTCAGTCGGGTGAGACGATAACAAAGAAAATGAATCCTTTGGCGGTGAAGGATGCAGCCGTGAAGTATCTGAAAATGCAGAACGAGGTAAGAGGAGACATCTGTATCATCAAGAACGCACATGAAGATGTTGTGGCTATGGCCTACGTGAGCGACATGATGAAGGTTTCCTTCTTCACCGAGGATGAAAGTGTGAACGACATCAAACCGATAGGAGTAATCGAGGAAGGAGGGGAGAAATGAGCGAAATCAATTTCAAGGCAAAGCTAATTGATACAGAAATGTGGTTAGATTGCAAACCTTATGCTAATAGTCAGTTCTTTTCGAGAGGAAATATTAATCCTACTATAGACACCAACACCCTCTGCCAATTTACAGGCGCACGGGATTGTAACGGATTTCCTATCTATGAGCATGATTTGCTCAGACAATACGAGGATACAGGCAGCATCTATGAAGTAGTTTGGAATCAAGGCAACACTAGTTTTAGTTTGGTCGATACAGAATACCCTGTTCTCTACCCAAATACTTTAGGGAGAATGTTGCGTAATAGGCAACTAAAAGTTATCGGCAATAAATTCGACAAGAAAGGAGGTAAGAAATGAAATTACGACAGGCGAAGAAGATACTTTGTAGAAAGAAAAACTATTTTTGGAGACCACGAATCATGGTTTATGCTTATGGCTTAGGCAAAGACCACAGAATCGCAAAGGCTATCTGTAGGGTTCGAGCCTATCAGAAGAAAGGAGGTAAGCAATGAAAGCAAGATTTGTAAAGAAGATACTTCTCGGACCCGACAAGGGTAAAAATATGTATTGGCTGAAACGAGTGATTAAAACTTCTTTTGGTTGGAAAGAAGACCACAGAGTTGTGAAAGCACTTCAAATTTATCATCGCAAGAGAAGAAGAAAGGGGGTAAGCCATGAGTAAACAGGAATGGTTCGTGCTCTTTATCTTCTTATTCACGATACTGATGGCAATATTAGGTTGAGGATATGGAAAAGGCAAGAATCATAATCTACGATGATTGGGCGATACTCGATGAGACAGAGACCTTCTTCAAGGATAAAGCCTATCTTATCGGCATCGCCAAATCTACCCTTCAGCAGACGCCCGATGCGGTAATTGCTGAAGTTTGGGTAAATGACCGGCTGAAAATGAAGTTCCGCATCAATAGCAAGGGCAAGGTTCAGCAATGCAAGGTCAGTCAGCATCCAGGGTGGGGTGGCCGCAGAGAGCGAGCCGGAGCGCCTAGCAAGGGCGCATCTGCCCTCATATACAGGGTTGTGACGCATGTAAACGAAAAAACGTTTGAGTTTTTCGAATCCCTAGGACGGAACAAAGCCGAATGGATCAGACAGGCTATAGCTGAGAAACGAGAACGTGAAGACAAGGAAAAAGCAGGGCACTAGGCTCTGCTTTTTCTGTATCTCTTTGATTCTATCCGGATAGGAAAGTGATTTTGTATTCGCCCATCCATATTAACAAAGCAGTAGTATATCCATTTAGTGCTATAATCACCAAGCAAAGACTTCAACGAATACCTGATTATCTTAGCCTTGCGCCTAAACCTGTAACCTTGACTTTCCCAATAGGGACGAGCCTTCTTCATTTGCTTTTTAGCTTTTCTAATACTAGTCATACGCTACTTCTTTTTTGTTCTGTAAATACTTCAAGCACTCCTTGGCTATAGTACTTTCTGCCTTGGAATATTCATCATCGTATAACGATTCGTTACCATCATACCTAGAAAGGTATTTCATTCGTTTCCTGTCTGCATCAGACATGATTTTAAGCTTTGCGACAATCACTTCATTACTGATTACCTTGTCAAGAAACCACAACAGGTTAGTTAACGCTAATTTGTTTGGTTCATAATCGTCAACATTTGATAATTCTGACAGCCTTCCTTGAGTATATTTCGTAAGTCTATCTTTGTAATTCATACATTTCTCAAAATAGAATACGATAGGCTTGTTGAAAGAAGGAGTAAGCAGACCATAAGCGATACTCATACTTACTTGGAACTTTGCAGCACCTGTTAGCAGACCTTTCGCCTGTTCCTTTATATAGATTCACGGAATAGTTCGATACCCATATCACGCTTTCTAAAGTTACAGGCGCGGCAAGAAGGCATGTAATTCTCCATACTATCCTCACCATGAGAAACGACATACTTACCTTCCTTATCACTCCAACGAGGGTAACCGCCACGATTCTTGGGAACGAAATGGTCTACTTGCATATCTTCGAACTTTATTTCTTTTCCGCAGTATGCGCAATGATGGCCGTACTTCTCCCAAACTTTGATTCTATCTTCCTTTTTCATAACTAAGATTCTATTACTTCCAAATACTTCAACTTTGCGAATCGGTAAGAGTTATATGTTTCGCCAAGCGTTTTATACACTTTAGATGTAAAGTATAGAATGCAGCCAGTATAATCATTAAAACCTAATATGATATACTTATCTTCAATATACCCTGCTACATATGCGCCAATATCCTTGCCCTTATAAAGAACTCGCTTACCTAGATGAGCATTATAAAAATCCTTGTTTGTCATACGCTACTTAAATTTAATGATAAAAAACTCAGTATCAAGCCATTTATCGGGGCATAAGCCTTTCTTAGGCTTGCCGATGGTAATACTCTCAATCTCCTTCACAACCTTTGGGCTATCGTCATAGTAGCCATTTTTGAAGAGTACGTAGGTAAAGGGTATGAACTTCATAGTACCATCATCCAACAATTTCTTGATAGTGTCGGTATCTATAAGCATTTCCTCGTTCTTTCCTATGTGGAGTTTTTTTGTACTTATCGAAATCTTTGCACTCTTCATCCTTGATAAGGAGAAGACGACTCATCCAAAAACCTTTAATCACCCGATACTCCTCTGTCTTCTCGCCTGATAGAATCATGGCGAACCATTGCTTGCTGATGGTGAGGGGCAGAACTTCCTTCTTATTCCAATCAGCGACAGCTTCCTTCAAGTACTTATCCATTACCTTTGCAAGCCTTTCCATTCTTCTCTTTCATCTTAGCGATGCGTTCATTAAAAGCATCAAATGGTCTAACTCTCTTCCTAAACTCGACAAGCGTACATGGATATTTCGCTTTTGTCTTGTGATAATGCCTGTAGCGGTGTATCTTCCAAAAAGAATTTACGAAGTGCTTACATTTCTTGAAGGTGTAACAACAAGTGCAATCCTTACATCTACCGGTCGAATGCGTCCAGCAGTATGCAAAAATAAGACGCTCTTTTATAAAACTTCCCATAAGCCTACAACTTTTTTAATTCTTCCAGTAAGTCATTAATTCTCTTCTCGATATTGGCGATAACCATCGCTCTCAGTCCTTTGATAACATCATTATCGAGAAGGTAATCTATGTTACGAATACGTCCGTGGTCGCTGTTTTCTTCAAGATTAACTCTTAAATACACAGACGGAAAATGTACAAACCTTAAAAGTTGTCTTTCGCTATCAAGTTTATCCTTCAACTCAATAGCTTTCTTTAAATCTTCTTCTTTCATACGCTATAATTAAAAAGCCCCCTCCTAAGAGAGGGCGATTAGTTACTTAACTATCTTCACTAGGATGGTGTCACGCTTAGGAACGCTTGCACTCGGCTTGGAAGTTCCCTTCACTATATCGCCAATCTTAGAGAAATTCTTATCAAGAACGATTACATCATCTACGAAAAAATCACTCTCACCGCGATTGTTGAAAACATTCTTCGCACCCCATACTTGGTGATATTTAATCTTGACCTTCCATCCCTCCACCTGTGCCTTAACCAAGGTGTCGATGAGTTTCTGTTGGTCGTTGCGGTCATTATCAATAGAGAAAGTGAATGGCTCTCCACTGGAGTTCATTCCTGTCTGAGTAATGTTCAAGAGACCATCCCAAGAATCCCAAAAAACACCAGCCTTGCTAAACTTGGTAACTGTACCTACACGCTCTCCGTCAGAGAAGTGCTCCTTACAAGAGGTGAACAAACTTGCGACAACTAAGGTCGCTAACAAAATCTTCTTCATAATTATACGCAATTATTTTTAAGTTTCTGATAAATATCTTTAAGTTTCTCTCTTTGTCTTGCGATGCGCTCCTTTTTCTCCTTCTTTGTCAACTTCTTAATGACAGGATAATCTTTGATTGCATCAATGAGCATATTTCTTATATCATCACAGAACACTTCTGTGTTGCTTATCCTAAGAGTTTTGATGTTCAAACTCAAAAGTTCCTTATCTCGCAAATCGTCTTTCTCTTGCTTTGCAGCATGAGACCAACCATCAACTTCGATAGCGACTTGTATCTTTGGCAGATATATATCAACGAAGTATACATGGTCGTTTACTATGATAGGGTGCTGAATTTTTGCACTCTGTCTTATATTTCGAGGTAATTTGCTAAACAAATACCTCTCTGCCCTTGTTCGAGTAGCGATAAGCTTGCTACGATTATTCTTAATCCACTCATTTAAGTTTTTATTCATAACTATTTTTATTTTTAATGTTAAAACCGCTAGGCTAAGAGCCTTCGGATTCTAGAATCCCCATTATCGCACACGTATGCGATAGCACACAAAAAATTATTTCCGCTGAGGCAATCACCCCCATCATCTGGTCACTTGATAATCTACATCAGTTGACCTAAGCAGCTTTCGGTGTAGTTACCGCATTGCTCGCCTTCTGCTATCAAATCCTGCGATGTCGCCATGCGTCCTCTTGCGACTTGGGTTTAAAGTCAGCGTAGCCGAGTGGAGTTAACCGACAAACTACCATGACCGCCAAAAACTCGGGGAAAATAAAAATCCCCAAGTCGTGTGACGCCGACCTAGGGATTTCGTGATTTATATTGAACCTATTGAATACAGGTTGAATATCGAAGTCTTATATCAATCGTCACATTGACGAGTGCAAAAGTAAGAAAAGTATTTTAAACCGCCAAATTTCAACTTTTGCAAAATATAGTTAAAAAGTAATGAAAAATTTGTGTTATAAAAATGTTATCACTATCTTTGCACCCGAAAGATAAGTGGCTGATATAGACAGTTTTGTGAGAAATTGGTTGTGACCCCAACGGAATCACTTTTTAGGCGTAAAAACGCAACGTTTAGTCAAGAAAAAATCAAATAAGCAGTCTATATAACGTATTGAATAACAGATACTTATATAGATTGCTTTTTATTTTTTAAAGAGATATGTCATAAAGATTGATTTTCTAAACTGGTTTAAAACTGGTTTAAACGCATTATGGTTGTAACTATTTGAATAACAACGGTTTATATTATTCACGCAAATTGTTGAATCGGAAGGTGTGTTATCAATGTGTTATCACCTTGTAAAAAATGTGTTATCAAAATGGCAAAAATTAATTTAAGTATTATTCACAATCGTTTGAAGCGAGCGACCTCAAAACATGAAGTTTCGGTAGAATTATGCTTTTGTGCCAAGCGTCAAAGGAAGTACTTTTCCACAGGCGTAAAAGTGACAACTACACAATGGTCTGATGCGTCAAAGATGGTTATCAAGAGAAAAGATGCGGATGAACTGAATGAAATCATACAGGCATACCGCGCGAGAGCAAACGAAATCATCAGTAAGATGGTTAAGGAAGGCTGTTGTGACTTAAATGTGGTTATCTCACAGATGAATGGAGAAGACGAAGGAACTTCTTTCATCGAGTACTGCGAGAGAAGACGAAATGAGCGTAAGGTGTGCGAGCATACCAAGAAACGCTACGATGTCTTTATCAAATTCCTAAAAACATGGGGGAAGATAAAGTCGTTCCAAGACTGCAACGTATCGAAGGTGCGTTCAATGGATGAGTATCTCCACAGACAGGATAAGGCTCAATGTACCATCTACGACTACCACAAGTATCTCAAGTTGTTCATCAATGATGCGATGATAGACGGGCTTATTGAGCAGAATCCTTATAAGTTCCTGCCATTCCATATTGGCAAGGGAGAAAAGCAGTATGTTGATTGTGTCACAGAAGAGCAGTTTGCTGCCATCAAGAAACTGAAACTCTCAACACCTCATATTCTCCATGCAAGAGATTTGTTCCTCTTCCAATGTTATACCGGACTTGCATATTCTGACCTTGCATCATTCAACTATGGTAACTGCGAGGAGATAGGAGGAAAAATGTTCTATCACGCTAAGAGAACGAAGACAGATACGGATTTCGTATTCCAACTTCTCAAACCTGCCCTGGAGATACTACAGAAGTATGACTTCAAGCTGCCTAGAATGACGAATCAGAAGTATAATGATTATCTGAAGGCGATCGGGCAGATGGTTGGAGTTGACAGATTGCATACCCACATGGGTAGAGCGACTGCCGCAACCTTATTCTTATCAAAGGGAATGCCTATCAGTATCGTGGCAAGAGTGCTTGGTCACACAACCTTGCGTCAGACTACTAGATACGCACGTACATTAAATAAGGACGTACAATCTGCTTTCGATGCCCTCGAAGGCAAGATGTAAAACAATAAGGGGAGTCTTCGCAAAGAAGGCTCCCCTTTATCGTATTAGCCGACAAGGCTTTTGTCTCTTTCAGCAATCTTCTCGCTGATGATTTGCTTTAACTCCTTAACCACTCCTTCCTGTACTAGCAACTTTACTTTTGTTTCTGCTAGTTCTTTCAGCAGTTTTTCGTCCGTCTGCTTGTCTGCATCGTAAAACATACTGCCTCTGCCACAAAGTAGCCAATCTGCTGATATGTCTACGTATGTAGTCAGTATTCTGTCTATAAACTCCATTGAAGGCTCCTTTGTGCCGTTAAGATAGTTGTTCGTAGCAGCAGGTTTTGCCCCGATAGCGTCAGCAAACCCTCTGTTAGACAGTCTGTAATGGTCTTTCACCTCGTTGATTCTATCTCTTAATCCTACCATACCGCTAGTGTTTATATTTGTGTAAATACGTAAATTAACTATAAATTAATGCCTATATCCTTGGATATTTGTCTACAAACATGTATCTTTGCATCCGTAAACGAGAACAAAACTCGTTCAAAACTTATTTATGGTGCAAATTTACAAAAAATAATATGAATAAAGTCGTAAAAATAGAAAAAATATTGATTGATAAAGATAAAATTCCTAAAATCATGAAAATTTTTGGTTGTGGCAAGACTACTGTCTACAATGCTCTTGCTTACCGGAGTAATAGCCAACAGGCTCAGGACATTCGTTCCTGTGCTCTGAATCGCTACGGAGCAGAGCCTGTTAAGGTGCCACAACTAGTGAGTGTGTAAATGTGTGAAATATTTGGCTGTTGAGCTTTTAGATTAGTTATTCAGACAAAATGCGTTTTAAATTGGATATGCGTGAGCATAGAGTTAAACGATTGCTTAAGAAAGGTTCTTTTTCTTATTTGTAAACTATCAATTCACTCTTGTGCGTGAGCATAGGAGTGATACATGGGAATCGAGCTAGCTCACTCGGAGTGAGCGGGGAAACCCGAGCAAAGGCGTTCAACTCGCCTCGAATCCCCAAAATAGTTTTGGATATTGTTATTATAATGTTTCTTGAAATCGTTAGGTGTGGAGCGGTATAGACCCAGTGGCAATATAAGTTGTTTGCGTTGAATTCATGCGCCACGAACCAGAAGGAAATGTTGTGGTCGAGCATTCTACCAGCACCTTTCGTTTTATACCTTAATTATATATAGCAGTTTCCGGAACAATCCCATTGCCCTTTTTGGACATAAGTTCTTTGACATATTGGAAAAGTGTAAAGTCGAATAGTGTTAAGTCATTATAAGGGAATCCCCGAGCATCAGTCTTTATGACTGATAGCTAAAGCGGTGAGCATGGCTCTTAAATTCATGGTAGCGCATGATGCCGTTATCCACCGATAGTGTAACTGGTAGCACGCCCGAAACTGTTTTGTGTAAATCCTTAATACATTCTTATCAAATCGGAAAGTTGGGTCCGAATCCTACAGGTGGACTATTATGTATTTGTTTGTTGTGTATGATTATTCGCTGCAGCCGCAGCAAACATTGTTTAAAAAAAATCTGATTCTTTCCTGCTCGTCCGTGAGGATAGGCAGGTTTTTCTTAAACTTCAAAATCAATGGCTTATGATAGATTTATCCGAACCTACTCTCCACAAGTACCGGAGAAAGGTTCTCGAAATATACAGAGAACTCGAAAGAAACCCTTGGGCACCCTTAGGAATCTTCGAGTCAAAGCTGAGGAAAATAAATATCCTCAACTCGAAAATAAAAAATGTGTCCTCAGACATCGGAAAGCCCGAGGGCGAGTATTCAAACTTTACAAATGATAATTAGATGCAATATGGGTTTAAAAAGGAAAACTCCTCTCAAGAGGACACCTATAAAGAAGACTCCTTGGGATAAAGCCAAGAAGGAACAGGAAAAGAAGAAGGCGAAAGCCGGACTTAGCAAAAGTAAGCTGAGAGACAAACTCGATGCAGTCTTTTCCAAATATATTCGACTGAAATATTCTGATGATAAAGGTTATTGCCGATGTATCAGTTGCGGCAAGGTTTTCCCTTGGAAAGAGATTCAGAACGGTCATTACATGTCGAGACGTTACATGTCAACCCGATTCAGCGAAGATAACTGCCGGCCACAATGCGTAGCTTGCAATATTTTCAATCAAGGAAATATTCAGATGTATCGCCGTGCGCTTATCAAGCAGATTGGCGAACAGAGGGTTGATTTGATAGAGGCTCGGGCAAGAACTGAAAACAAGAACTGGTCACTCTTCGAGTATAATCAGTTGATAGCCTTTTATCAGAATGAAGTAGACAAACTTTTAGAACAGAAACATTTATAAGAATAGATTATATGAGTAAACTAGGTACAAAAATCAATGTAGAATTGGTAACACATGGGTGTTTCCCTACGAAGTCGTATGAGACGGATGCCGCTTACGACCTTCATTGCAGCAAGGACACGGAAGTAATTCCCAACAAGCGCTTTTACGTTCCGCTCGGGTTCAAGATACAACTTCCTTCAAATATGAAGATGTTGATTCAGCCACGTAGTGGTATGTCGGGCAAAGGTATGTTGTTGGAGGTTTATTTCCCTTCATGGCTCCTACATGGCGACTATCTAGGCAAGGTTAGAGCGAACCTTGATGTAATTCTCGGTTTGATTGATTGCGGCTATGGCGGAGAAGTCCATGCCATCGTCAAGTCGGGCAGATGGAGGTTAAAGCATCGCATCATGCGTATGCTCGGTTTCAAGTTCGTTATTCCTTATACCCAACGCATCTGTCAGGGTGCCTTCACTTACGTTCCAAATACTAACTTGGAACTTGGCAAGGTAACCGGCACTCGTAGCGGTTTAGGATCAACAGATAAGAATTAGTTTTTAGCATTATTTTTCATAAATTTGAATTTATTTTTCCTGCTCGTCCGTGAGGATGGGCAGGTTTTTAAAAAACGAAATCATGAAAAAGAATATCAGACAGAATTTCTTCAATCATATCAAGAAGGTACTTGATATAGTTGACAAGATGGGGGATGAGGCAAAGCATTTCCGTTGCATCGTCCTTATGGGTGACAGAACCATTCCGAAGGCGTACGCATTCATGCACGCATCGCCCGAAGACCTCAAAAACCTTATCTTGAACGCCATGCGTAATAGCGACCAGTTCACCTACGCTACAGCAAGGGCATTCGAGGAATACGATAAGGAACTGAGAGAAAAAGAAGAAACTTTAAACAAAGATAAAAATGAAGAAAATCCTATTCAAGACACTTAAACTGCAAAATTTCTGTGGCATCCGTGACGGAGTCTTCGATTTCGGAGAAGACCTAACTGTTATCTCGGGAGACAATGGAAGAGGTAAGAGCACTATCGGCAATGCCATCATGTACACATTATTCGGCACTGACACCAATGGCATGCAGCTCGACATCAAAACCTTCGATGAGAATCACAATATTATCAAGGAGATAGAGCATTCATCCGAGTTGGTTATGTTGGTAGATGGTGATGAAATCTCGTTCAAGCGAGTTCTGACCGACAAGTGGAAAGGTGATAAATGCACCAACACCTTCAAGTACTATGTTGATGGCGAATTGACTACCGCCGGAGATTTCAGCAACGTAGTTAACGGAATCTTCCAAGAAGATCCATTCGCGTGGTGCATCAGTCCTAACCTGTTCCTTGGCATGACTTGGCAGAATCAGCGTGCATTCCTTCAGTCGTTGGCTGGTGATATTTCTGTCGAAGACATCACGAAGGGTGAAGAGAAGTACGATTATCTTGTTGAACTCCTGGAAAAGAAAGACATTGATGCCATCCTTCACCACCTCAAGCACAAGCGCACAGAAGTTCAGAAGGAACTCGATGCGGTCCCTATCAGACTTGCCGAACTCGACAAGACCCTTCCACCAAAGTTGGATTGGGTGGCTCTAGAGAAAGAAAAGGCTGAGCTGAAAGAGAAACTGGTGGAGATAGACAACAAGATTCAGCAGATTCGCACCGGTGGAGCAGACAGAGTTCGCCTTGACGGAATCCGCAAGAAAATTGAATTTGCCGAAAAGCGCAAGCGAATGATGGAGCAGGGCGCAGACAAGGAGTCTACCGATAACATGGCCAAGCACCAAAGCGATGTTCTCAACGCCAACGCAGCCTTAAATAAGGCAGAATCTACGGTTGAAAACCTCAAAGCAGTTATGAGTGGCTATCCTACCACCGAGGTTCAGATAAACGCTCAGATTGAAGAGTGCAAGAAGAAGGTTAGCGACTTAAACAAGCGTAGCGATGAGATTGCCAAGCGCACTTGGGAATGGGATGATAAGGAAGGTTTCTGTCCTCATTGCGGTCAGGCTCTCCCTCTCGGTGATGTTCAGCTCCTCAAACAGGAATCTCAGAACCGGTTCAATTCTCGCAAAGCAGAGGATATGAAGGAACTCAACAATGAGTTTGCCAAACTCCAAAGCGCATACACCGAACTCAACAAAGAGTTGGATAAACTGAATGATGATCGTCAGACCACCACAAACCAGCTTGTCAAGGCTCACCAAGCCCTCTCAGAGGCTGAAAAGCATAAGGCAGATGTTGATGCAGATGTTCCTAGCACCTACGAGGAGATTCTTGCCTCCAAGGAAGAGTATCAGCAGGTAGTGAAAGAGATTGGTGAGTTGCAGGCAGAACTCGACAAACCATCAGATAGCAACGAGGATAACGACAAGTTACTTCAAGCACTCGCTGAAGAGCGAAAGCCGCTCGGTGACAGATACGATGAAGTCCTCGAACTCCTCGCCTCAAAAGCATCTTACGACAACACAATGACTCATATCGAAGCAGCGCAGAAGGATAAAGCCATCTTCCAGGAGCAGCTTGATGATATTGATGATAAACTCAACATCACAAACGAGTTCTATCAGTTGTCTTGCAAGGCTCTTGAAGACAAGGTCAATCAGCACTTCCGTTTCGTAAAATGGAGTCTGTTCCTTCCAAAACTCGATGGTGAGAAGAAACCTTATTGCGAATGTTATCATAATGGTGTGCCTTACAGCCGCCTCAATGGTGCTGCCAAGGTGAATGCCGGAATCGACATCGCGCGCACTATCGGTCAGTTCTATGATGTATCGGTTCCTGTCGTGCTCGATGAATGCGAAAGTGTTAACCATCCGCTCAGCACAGGCGGTCAGCAAATCCGTCTGGTAGTATCGAAGGATGATAAACTAAAGGTTGAGTATTTCGCTCTGGCCACAATGGATTGAAACGCATCATGCAAATCAAGACTAAGTTCGATATAGGTGATGCAGTCTATCTGCTCGATGGGTACAAAATCCGACATGCAAACATCGTAGGTGTATTCTTTCAGCAGATAGGCAAGGCACCTTGCTCTATTCAGTATAAGTTCGCAGTTTTCCCAACAAGGAAAGAAAGCGAAGTGTTTAAAACAAAAGAAGAATTAATCAAACATATAAGTAAATAAAAATCATGGCAGAAACTTTAAAATTAGAAATGTTGGTTAACAAAGACCTTATCAAAGGTACTCTAGCGTTAGGAGGAGGCATGAAGGACGGAACGGATTCGAGCCGGATAAAGAAGTGGTTAGATAGCCACGATAGAGTAGAGGTTGATCCAAAAGAACTTTTTCCGGAAAGTGGTGAAATCAATCTTGCTTTGGGAACAATAGCCTTGGCTGGTATCGCTAAGGAATTAATCAATCATAAAGAAGAGGAGAAGTAATCATGGCAGAAACAGCAGTAGCAAAGGCACAGCCTTCTCAGAAGGCAGTAGCAGTTAGTAATTTCAAGGCAGTACTCGACAATAGTTACTACCAAGAGCAGTTGAAGAATGTAATGAAGGAGAATGCAGGAACTTTTGCTGCATCCCTCATGGAGTTAGTCACATCGGATGATAAGCTTCTAGCTTGTGATGGTCGTTTGTTGATGGCTGAGGCAATGAAGGCAGCATCCCTTCATCTTCCGCTCAACAAGCAGTTGGGATATGCTTATATCGTACCTTATGGCAATACTCCTACGATGATTGTTGGTTACAAGGGGCTTTATCAGCTTGCTATTCGCTCCGGTCTCTACAAGAACATCAATGCTGATGTAGTCTATGAAGGAGAGTATCAAGGTTACGACAAGATTTCTGGTGAACTTCATCTTGATGGGGAGAAGACTTCCAACAGAATTGTCGGATATTTCGCTTTCTTAGAGCTTACCAATGGATTCCGCAAGATGATGTATATGTCTCTTGATGATATGTGCTCATACGCCAAGAAGTACTCTGCAACTCTTCGTAACTGTAAAATGACAAATCAGCAGTTGGCTGAAATGGCTCAGAAACAAGCCGAGTTAGGACCAGGTAATACTGTTGGATGGTATGGTAATTTCAATGATATGTCAACAAAAACGGTCCTTCGTCGCCTTCTTTCTAAGTATGGCTACCTTTCTATCGAAATGCAGACCGCAATGACAGTCGATGATGTTCCTACCGCAGAAGAACAGCGTGATTCTGAGTTTGCCGAGGCAAAGAACGTTATCACGGTCAATGCTGATACCGGCGAAGTTATGAATGCCAAAGAAGTACATGATGAGCAGCAACAGGCTCAAAAGTTTAGCTTGAGTTAAGTATGAAGCTGATAGTTGTCAATAGCAATAGTCTTGGCAATGCCTACGTACTGGAGGCAAGTAATGGTCAGCAGCTCTGTATAGAGGCAGGTCGTCCGTTGCAGGAAGTAAAGAAAGTTGCAAACCTCAAAACATCAAAATGCGTGGGAGTGATTATCAGTCACTCCCACGGCGATCATGCAAAAAATGCCAAAGACTTTCTGAGAGCAGGAATCGATGCTTACTCTACCGAAGAGTTATCCGAGAAATGCAAGGGAGTAAAAGGCATGATTAAAGAACAGACCTATCATCTAGGTGCTTTCAGTATCACCCCGATGAAGGTAGAACACGATGTTCCTTGCTTCTCTTTCCTTATTCATCATCCGGAAATGGGAACCATGATGTTCTTCACCGATTGCTACAATATGGAAAATGTAGTTCAAGGGTGCCGGTACTTTTTGGCAGAATGCAACTATGATGATTCTCTCCTAGAAAAAGCCGTAAACGAAGGCAAGACGATAGTCAGCCAAGCCGACCGCATCCGTCTTTCCCACATGAGTCTGGCACACTCTATCGAGTATCTCAACGAATGCAAGGCAGCCAATACCGCCAAGCGCATCGTCCTCATTCATGGTTCAGCACGCCATCTTAACCCCGATGTTGCCGTAAACAAATTCCAGCAGGTCCTCGGTGTACCAACCGACTATGCTTGCAAGGGTTTAGTAATCAATCTAATGTAATTATAATAATATGAGTGTATACAATCCTAATGATCCTCGCGACTATCTGAGAATCGTGAAGGAAGTTCAAAAAGCCAAAGAATGTGGGTATAATATCGAACTAAAGAAGTTCCACCCTATTCAGACCGACAAGCAGTCCAGTTATCTTCACTTCATGATTAGCTATCTCGCCCTAAAGTTAGGGCAGACCTTCTACGAAACGCTTCGTGATATTCAGCGCAACGTTTGCAGCTACATCTTCTATACCGATGAGGTAGACAAGACAGGCAACCGCAAATACAAGCCTCTCACTTCCCTCAATACAGCAGAGGCTAGCAGCGTTATCCGAAACGTGATAGATTACGCAAATGTCCGCAGTATCATGATTCCGGAACCCGACGATCAAGTTGGTTTGCAATATTGCAAGCGAGAACTCGAGAACTCGGGTGCCGGTTGGGTATAAATCATCAAAATCATATAGCTTATGAAAACGTTAAAGGAAATCCATTCGGAGGCTAATAAATATTCGGAAAGTGAACCCCTGCAAGATGCTTTTGTAGCTGGTGCAAGATGGGCGATTACGGGTAAGTATTACAAGCCTTCTGAGTTGTTCGACAATCATGCCGAAGTGGAGACGGTAGACTTGGAGGTTGAAGAAGAGCAAAAACAGATGTTGGTCTTCGAACCGCCTTTTGAGGAATGGTGGAATGCCTACAATAAAAAACGAGGCCGCAAGAAAGCAGAGGCTAAGTGGAAGAAGTTAAGCCTTAACGATAAGGTAGCTTGTATGAAAGCTACACCCCTTTACGTAGCATCCACGCCCGACCCTGTGTACAGAAAAGACCCACTCACTTATCTTAATGGTGAGTGTTGGAATGACGAAATTATCCAAAAGCAAGATTATGAACAACAACGAGCTGTCAATCTCGCAGCAAAGGCTGCAAGAATCCTTGGTTCCGATTATCAAGGATAAACCGAACTATGTCCGACCAGCTTCCTTTACGAGTGCTATATGTAAAAGTACAACCACCTTGCTCAGTGTTCAGAAGCAAGGTGGCTTGCGCTCACTCGTCGGATGGGTAAAGGGCAGGCTGATAGAACTCTTCACTTTTCTTGGAGTCTTCGATATAGTCACGGAGTTTCAGGTACAGATGCTTGCAACGAGATTATGCGCAAAGTACTATTATTGGACTACAACAGAACTCGATTATGCCTTTATTCGAATAATGGAAGGCAAGTATGGAAAACTGTATCAGTATAAGCATGAATACAAAGAAAAATCCTGTACTACTATCAATCCGCAAGATTTAATGATAGCACTTGATTCATACGAAAAAGAACTTTTGCTAGAGCGTGGAAGGGTAGAGGACGAGCGCAGAAAAGAAGAAGAGCGACTGAAAGCGATAGAGGATGCAAAGAAACCTCATGGCATAGAGGCATGGAGAAACTACTGCAAGTCGAAGGGGTTAGACCCCGATACGCATACATTGCCATCCGTCAGCCTCCACGATGTCAATAAGGAACTGAACATTCAAAATCCCGGAAGAATGACCGACTTAAGATAAACAAACAATAAAAAATGAAAGTTATGAATACAATTCAAACAGATGTTATCATTGTGCTATCTATCCTGTGGTTGGTAGCTATAGCAATCATCGTTGCAGACCGCATCAAATACCGCGAGTACTATTATAGTAAAGGTAAGATGGTGATCCTTCGTATCAACAATCCCGATGTACGGGACCGCCTCAACTCAGAGGGCTTATCTCTCTGCCAGTGTGCTTACTACAACACCCACAAGTATCTCTACACCATCGAAGGTGATCGTATCTGTGGTTTTACCGAAGAATGCACCCATCTGATAGAAGATGCAATCAAAAACCATCAAGAGGTAATTGATTGTGATATTGATGTCAGTAAGTTCGTGAACGAGGTCAAGAAGTTACAACAGGAGTATGAAACTAAAGAGGAGGAGTAAGTATGACAATCATTATTAAAGGTGAAAATGACTATGATTATGATAGCATTCCACATCTTAAACTCGCTGGCAACCCTCCTAGTGGCAAGGAAAGCCGTAGAACTAGAAAAATGTTAGAACTTAGAAAAAGAAAGGGTAGAATCTAATGGAAACATTTATCTTTGATGTTATGCTCAACGGAAGATTCATCTGCACATTAAAGTATAAATATTGTGCGCTCTTTCCGATTGACTTTGAAGATTTAGAGAAGTTTTTCCTCTTAAAGAGACCTACTTTGAAAGGTAAGGATTTTAGAATTGCGTTTTAATAAGTAAAGTGTATGGATAAGTATAAATTACATAACGAGAAATGTGATGGATTAAAGTGCTGGGTTTGTCAATTTACTTGGTGTTGTGATAAGTTTAATCATCGTAAAAAATAAAGAGATATGTTATACGAAGCAAAACAAGGTACAAAGGCTTATGAATACATTAAGAGTATTCTCGATGCTGAATTTGAAGAGCATAAAGCCTACATGAAACGAGTAGAAGAAGCCGTAGGTTTCAAATTTGAAAAATGTCAGGGCTATCAGCCTAACGGAACTCTCACAAGAGTGTACGAGATTACTGCTATATGGGTTCCTTCTGAGCGTTACGATACGCTAGATAAGAAGGTGTGGAAGAAGATAGACGGTGTAAAATTGGAGGATGGTTACTATGTAGCTATTGCGCCTAATAAGCGATATAAGCAAGGCAAGGTAATAGCCTCCGTTCTTCTCTCCTATAAATCCGTTGCTAACCATTTCGAGGTAATGGAGGAACTGAATATAGAAGTCTCTCTAGCTAGCCGTTTCTCTATTACTCAGCTCCTTCGTCACAAAGACCGTATTTTCGTTTACTTTGATAACAGCATCCGAGCCGAGAAGCAAAATCAAGACTTCGTGGAAATCACGATAGGTGAATATGAGGATTTCATTAATAAAAAGGACTAAGCTATGGATAAGTTAGAATACATTCCAAGAGATTTGGTCTCTGTATATGTAGGTATAAAGAAATATATCGTTGAGGTAATTGGTACGGAAAACGAAAATGAAGCACTCTTATATCAAATCAAGTTCCCAAACAGAGAAATTCAATATGCTGATAAGGATAATATTGTTCCGATTCCTCTCACTCATGAGATTCTAGAGAAGAATGGGTGGAGAACACAAAACAGATGGTACTATTACTTAGATGTAGCAGAAGGGTTTATTTCTTATATTGGGATAGACTTTAAGCATAAATCTAATAAAGGTCATCTATATGTAGAGGTTAATGGAAATAATATGGTAGAAATACAATACTGCCACGAACTCCAGCACCTTCTCTTTGGTCTTGGTATTAATCACGAAATGGAGGTGTAGGTTATGTTATATGCTTTAAGATTTTTCGACACAGAGAGGTCTCTTTGGTATTTAGATTGTGTACATCGAAGTAAGTCGTTCTTGAAAAGACGTGAAAAGAAGTTTTTAAAACAAGGAATAAAAACGATGATTTCGAAATGGTATGGATTTTAGTAACGCCTTCGGGCATAAAAGATAGAATATGACAGTAGAAGAATTAATTAACGAATTATCAAAGGTAGAGGATAAGACTATGGAAGTCAACTTCCCATATTCTCATGGTACACAAGAGAATGGGAACCCCATGAATGTTGATAGTGTATCAGTATTTGATGATTGTGTTGTGATTTATTAACCATCCTGCAAAGGATATAAATAAATAGTAATATGAAAAAGATTATTTTGGCAGCCTTAGTCGTTGCAAGTTTGTTCGCTTCTTGCTCTAGCGAGAAGACTTTTAAAAAGAAAGATGGTTCTACGATTACAGCAAAGCCTTATGGCTGGGCTAGTAAGGAAAACAAAGTAGAAGGTGTTAACTACGAGTTGAATGCTCCAGATGTTGTAGTATCTATCATCTTTGCCCCATCTGTTATCGCTCCAGCTTTGCTGACAGCTTACGATGTATGGGAACCTGTATCATATTCTGCGCCATCTAAGTAACTAACCACCCTCTCCTACAAAAGGGAGAGGGTAAAAAGAGAAGAGAATATAATTATGACTTTAATGAATTTACAGAAAGAAATTGTTTCTATGATTGCTAAGTGTGGTTCAGAAACTCTTGTTGTTAGAACAGACAGCCAGAGTTGGATAAGAGATATAAAATGTCTAAAGCACGCTAATATTGATGGTAGAGAAATGGTAATCATTGATTGAGGAGGAATAGATATGGATTTAGCAATATGTTTTGTGGCATTTGTTCTTATTGGAATAATGGTAAGTATTGACAATATAGCCAAAGAGCTTTCGAAAATAAGAAAAATATTAGAAGAAAAGGAGGAATAGTTATGGCACAAGAAGGATGGATATGCCCTAGATGCGGAAAGGTAAACGCACCTTGGGTAATGCAATGTTCCTGCAATACGAACACTCAGATATTACCTAAAGTCGGTGCTCCTTACTATGAAGGAGACCAAGCAACATGTAATCATATGGAGGATAAGCAATGAGTAAAGTAACTGCAATTAATATAATTATTAAAAAGAAGAATCAATTAAGAAAGCATAAAGAGGGATATATTTCTTACATTAATATTGATGAAGTTCTTGTGTGGTTGAACGACATTCAAAAAGAGTTGGAGGACTAAGTATGACAGAAGAAATTTATAACAAAGCTACAAACTTAAGAAGTTTAATTGAAATAGACAAGAAGGCTCTTAAGTATTGGAAGGAAGCTGTAGATGCAACAGATGAAACCATCACATTGTCTAATGGGATAGGATATAATGGGTATAAAAAAGCTTCCATTTTTAGGTTCATATCTTTTAAAGAACTGAAAGATATGGCTATTGAGAGACTTACAAAGAATTTAGAACAACATCAAAAAATGTATGAAGAATTATAATTGAGGACTAAGTTATGAACAGAAATCAAGCTAAAGAATTTTATCCTATTCTGCAAGCTTATGCTGAAGGAAGGGTAATTGAGTGTAGAACCAAACCAAGTGCCGTAAAAGGCATAAGTGTCCCGAATGATTGGACGGAAATAAAGGAAATAGGGTACTGGGATAATATAGAGTACCGAATTAAGCCAGAACCAAAGTACCGTCCATTCAAGGATGCAGAAGAGTGCTGGCAAGAAATGTTAAAGCATCAGCCGTTTGGTGTTGTTAAAGATAAGTACTTTGCTAATTATCAAACACATCGTGCATTTACATGCTTAGTTACTAATGGCTGTCACTTCCGTGGATATGAAGATGAGACATTTGAAAATAGCTTTAAGAATTTGTTATTTGCCGACGGAACTCCGTTCGGTGTAAAAGTGGAGAAATAGTTATGGCATGGGTAGCAGTAACAAAACAAGGAAGAGAATTTATCTCAATGTGTAAGCCAATAAGAGTGACGGATGAAGATAACTATTATGGTTGGAAAGATACATTTACTGAGATTTCTCTTTGTAGTGGTAGCATCAAGAAACTCATCGGAAGAGAATTGTCTTGGGATGATGAACCGGTAAAATTGAAATAAAAAAGGAGGTGTCTCCAGTGAGCACCTCCCCAAAAGAGTTAAAACGTAAGCTTACGATTTACTTGTTGATAAAGAAGTGGAATGGTTTACCATATAACAAAGTTAATAAAGTAAAAACAATAGTCTATTTAGACTTTATATAAACATATAAATATGAAAATAGAAAACATAAAGTTCAAGGCAAAGCGTCTTGATGGTAAAGGATGGGCAATCGGTGATTTGCTGCATTCTTACGAGAATGGTGCTATCATTGTTCCCATAGAAGGTGGCGGTGCATTTTCTGTTGACCCTTCCACCGTCTGCCAGTTTACAGGTCTGAAAGACAAGAATGGGGAAGAAGTGTGGGAGCACGATTTACTAAAATTTATAACAGAAAGAGAAGTTATCATTGGCAGTACAGGAATCTTTCTCAAGAGGGAGACACATCTTTTGCCTCTTAGGGAAACTACCATTAAAGATGATAAACTTGTTAGATGGAGTAACCATGGTTCAAAGTTCGACAGAAAGGAAGGTGAGAAATGATGAAGAAAAGAATATATAGGATACTCATTATAGTCATGTCCTGCATTATAATGGGATATTTTCTCGTTGGAACAATCCTTAAACCATCTGTCTATGAAGTGACAAGATGTTTGTTGTTTGGCTTATACTTAGGATATTACACATATTGTTTATATAGCATTTATGAAGGAGGTAAAAAGTGAAGATTAGACTAGCAAAGAAGATAATGAAGAAAGTCTATAAAACCCGATATTGGGCTTATAGATTTGGTTATTATCATGGTAAGAAAGATTCCGGTAAAATAGCAGGAGATCATCGCCTTATAAAGGCAATTAAACTAACAAAAAGATAGTGTATGAAAAAAAGAATATTAGATATGTGTTGCGGATCTCGTATGTTTTATTTCGACAAGCAGGACCCACAGGCACTTTTTACCGACATAAGAGAATATCACGACACATTATGTGATGGACGCAAATTAGACGTACAACCCGATATGATAGCCGATTGCACTAATTTGCCATTCGAAGATGAGACATTTAATATGGTAGTTTTCGACCCTCCTCATCTGATAAAAGTAGGACAGAACTCTTGGTTATGCAAGAAATATGGCAAACTGCCCGAAAATTGGCAAGCATTCATCAACGATTCTATCCATGAGGGCATGAGGGTGCTGAAAACAAACGGAACGCTCATTTTCAAGTGGAACGAGCAGCAGATAAAGGTTAGTGATGTGCTAAAGGCAATCACCGATTACAAACCGATATTCGGACATCGTACCACCATCAAGAACCAAACTATTTGGATGGCATTCATGAAATAAGTAACCACAATCCCCACCCAGCTATCACAGCCGAGTGGGGATTTCTTTTTGCAATGAAACAATCTACTTAAAACCTAATTAATACAACTAATTAACACTGAAAAAAAAAGTAAAATCTATACCAATCTATCTATATATTCATCTAAATCCTTTTCGTACCAAACTAGCTCGGTCCATCCCTTCCGCTTTTTACCCTTTGGCAACCTGCCTTCTTTCACAAGGCGGTCAAAGGTAGCCCTAGAAACATGAACATAGCCGCATGCCTCAGCCTTGCTGATGGGCTCATCCTTGTTGGCGATGCGGTGCAGAAAATCTAACATGAAAGCATTTTGCTGTTTGTTAGTTAAGCATCTTCCGCTCTGAATCCGCTTATGAAATTCCATCAGGAGCGAATCAATCATCTGCAGTTCTTCGCTAATCTTCGCCATAAGCTAGCACTTTTTGTTTCTGTACCAGAGAGTAAACCCAATCGCGCAAGCCGCCAGTATGAACAGAAAGGCGATATAGCATCTGCCCAGCGACATCAGCCTTTGCTCGTTCTTCGTCAGTTGTCGCTCTATAGGATAAGGCACGTCGACAGAATCCGTCTTGATGATCGTGTCCGTCTTCACCTTATATATATTATGATACCGGTCCCGATAAACCACCTTGTTATGGAAAACCGTATCACCTTTCTGAAAAACATATACCGAATCCTTCATGTAGATACTATCCAACTTAGCAAAAGTATCAGTTCTGCATACGTATTCAGTTCTAACAGAAGGAACCTTGATATACTCCTTCGTCTTGCATCCAGTAAACGCTAATAGGATAACCCCAATCACCAAGCCGATGCAAGCCAATTTCCAAAACCTTATGTCATACCATTTCATAAGCTATATCTCTTTGTATTCAACTTTAGCGTCAAAGCAAGGGCACTCCTTGATCCTCTCCCAAGGATCCACTACGCCATTATGGTTCTTGTCGGGCGAAATATCCCTGTGCCCTAAGATTTCAGCATCCGGATATTTCTTCTTCAGCTGAGTGAGCAGAGTGATAAGCGATTTCTTTTGCTCCTCAGTTCTGTTGTCTACCGCTTTTCCCTTCTTGTTGATGCCGCCAACATAAGCCACATTGATAGCCGTAGCATTATATCCCTTCACGCCGTTGCTAACCATTTCTACCGGCAGCATCTGGTGAATCCCACCATCAGCAGTAATCACGTAATGATACCCTGGGTTATTCCAGCCTTTGCGCTTAAACTCATCCCAAAGTTCCTTCACGCCCCATTTCTGTGAAGAGGCACTGCAATGAACAAAAATTCTCTTAATCAGTCTCATTTCTTCTCCTCCTTTCCTTGCTCCTTCATAATCTCAGCAAAAGCCCTAGCAATGTCTTCTTTATTCTCAAGAAGAATGCTTACCGTCTTCTCCTGCTTCCGTATCTCAGCCTTCTGCCAGCTCTTTTCCCTTACGCTTACAAATTCACAGAACACGCAATATCCTGCCCAAATCATAGAGAAGACAGGAAAAGGGAGAACCGTACAGGCTATCAGGTCTATGCAGACCGTCACCATGAAGGGAGAGAAGTATTTCCTCGCCTTGTCGCAAGTCTTCTTGAATCCTGTACTTGTCGTAGCCAGTCCGTTCTCTTTCGCTTTCTTGATGCCGAAGAACAGGTCCACGCCCATAGAAATGATAAGAGCACCCATGCAGATGGCAATAACCAATGCCGATCTATACAGGTGCTCTTGTAAAAATGTATGTACTATCTCTGCCATATACCATTATTTTTGATTAATGGCTACAAAGATAAAAGGATTTTCAATAGCTTTTGCCGTGTTCCAACTTAGCTATTCATGTACCACCAGATTTTATCTGTAGGGTGGTTTGTCGATTCGTCACAGAGGAAACTGATAGCCAGTTCCGAAATCCTTTTTCTTGTGGTATCTTTGTTCTTCGACCATTTGCCCACCACGTCTATATGGTCAGCATACATCTTATTCATCGTTACCGCAAAATCCCAGAAGTTGTAGTCCGGTATGTTCCAAGATAGCCGGTCATAATCATCCTTCAACTCATCAAACCCGAAGTAAGGCGCATACTTTTTGTGAACATCGTCATCAAAATAATAGATGTTGGCGATACAGGCTCTGCCCAGTTGTTCGTCAAAGTGATGCTTCCTTTCCATCCAGTACAGCAGATTCCTCTGCACAATCCTCTCTTCTTCCTCTGTAAACCCGCACTCATCGTTTCTTAGCATCCCGAAGGCAGATTCTGCTATTCGATAGAGCGATTTTGATAAATCCATAAGCGTAAAGCATTAAAGTGAATATGATAAACACATGGTGCATCTCTAACTGCTCGGGAGTGATGAACCAGTGCTGATAATACAATCTGATTGCGTTGATACCGAAAAAATAGAAGAACGGAATACGGAAAATCCAGCAGTATCTGAAGAAGAAACTTACCGGTATCATGGTCAGTGGCATATAAATGTATGCCAGTACATAAATCCAGATGATGCAGTTCCCGTTGAAATCGGTATCTAATATTGTTGGTCTAGGGATAATGTCCATAGTCCCATACGCCGTACCAGTGACCTAGCATCAATGGGATGGGTGCCCACTTTGATAGAAGTTCATAGAACCTCCAAATCTTCCTACTCAATAAGCCTTCCATAACTAAGGCTTCCTCCTCTTCCGAGAGAGGCGATTCCTGTTTTGTTCTCATTTTTGTTACGAATTTATGGTTTAATTTCACTTTTTACTAACAATTATTAGTATATATATATTATTTTGTTACAAAATTAAACTTTTTGTTTCGTAACACCATGAAAACCAGCCTAATATTAAACTTATTTAAATCTTTATGCGCTTATTTGGTCATATTCTAAATAATATGTATATTTGCAACATCTTAATGTAGCATTTATATGGCAAGAGCAAATTACGAATTGATTGACAGACAGAGGGATGATCTGATGAAGGCGTATCGGGAGATAGCTCCTAATTGCCATTCTCAACAGGAGGCTTGGGAAAAGGTGGTTCATTCTCCTGCACCCAGATACTATGTTTCTCCCAAAAGAGCTTGGGATATACTCCGCAGAATGGCAGTCGGCGATTTCTCAAAGGTGGATAGTATGAAACCGATTCGTCAGAAGTTGTACTATACGCTGTTCAATAGGATGAACGAAATGACGCAGCGAAAGGAGTTTGTGGGCAAATCTTTATGGTTTATCTGCCAGTTCCTTGTTTCTGAGCCTGCACCAGAGTTCTTTATCCAGCCAAGTAATCTCAAATTCATTTTCGCTTACTATAAGAAGTATGGAAAAAATTACAGAGAAATGGACCTTCGTAAGAAGAAACTTTCGAACAAAGCTGGTGCTTAGCATCATCTGCCTCGTTCTGTGTACTTGGCACGTCGGTTTCTATCCCGGTTGCCCTTGGCAGAATCATATCCTGTATAGCTTCTTCCATGTCAACGGCTTTCATCTTGCCGTAAACCTTCTGGTGCTTTGGCAGATAAAGAACGATATGAAACCAGTCACTTCTCTGGCTGTTGCCTCTGTCGCTAGTCTGCTGCCCATGTATGTTAGTCAGCCTACAATGGGGCTTTCCGGTTTCCTATTTGCTTCATTCGGTTTGATGTGGGGTAGGACAGGAAGATGGAAAGAGGCATTAAAGAAAGCGATGCCGTTCATTATTTGCACAATGGCCGTTCCGAATGTAAACGGACTTCTCCATCTTTACTGCTTCGTATTAGGCTACATCGTAGCGTATTGCATAAATAATATCAAAAACAGATAACACACATATAAAGAGAATCATGTTTTCGAAATGTTTTTCATAACTCATTTTAAAGGCGACCACTCGTGATGAGCAGCCGCCTTTTTCATGTTATCATAAATTAGCGCGTATGAAAGAATTATCTCATTTTGTCTTCTCGTCTGCTTTGTACCTCTACTATACTTCCAGCAAAGGAATCAGCAGCCTTAAAGTTCTGCAGCGTATACTTAAAAGTAAAGTACTTCCAAGGCTTACCTGCCAAGCTTGGCAGCTTGCACCAGTGCTTGCAGTCGTTGCTTCCGTATATCTCCAGCCCAATCGTACCTTCGTCCGAATCAAACAGATGCTTCACCGCTCTCAGCGATTTCAACGTCATGCTGCCGCCCATCTTCAAAGGTCTGGTAGTAAATGATCCGCTATAGCTTTCCGTATCTTCGTTGATGTCTGGCTTTGCTGTAAGTGAATATACGTTTCCGTTAGTATCTTGTATCAGATTATTCGGATAGTCATTCACTACTGCCTGTGCCTCTATGCCGCTATTCACCATTGAGAAGGTCTTATCCACCATATTATATATGTATTGGTATGATTTTCCCTTGCTGAATATTCTCAATATGGAGTCTCTGTAATCGTAGGCGATAAGGCATCCTTTCAGAAAATCCAGGAAATTGCCTTCACCGAAGGTTGCAAAGTTCCTCGGAGATCTTCCCCTCATCTGTTCGCTCATACAGGCTACGCTTCCACCGCTTGACGCCATCAGCCCCTTCTTTGAAGCAAAGAACACAAGCCTGTCCGTCGGCACCAGTGGCGAATCCTCATTACATACCTCTCTTGATATTGGATAGGCTCTGCTATAGAGACCTTCCGAGTTAACCGACAAGCCGTAGATACCTTCATCCGTAAATACCATCAATGGATATTGACCAAACTGACCTTGGCTAACCGCCTCTGTATTGGCAATAATTCCAAGTATCTTACCTGTTCCAACCGTATTATCTCCAGATGCCTCAAATACAAATGGGTTGTTGACTACTGATGTAAAAATCTGAGAGTTCAAATTTTCTTTATCGTTTACGCTTGTTACAATCTTTTGCAATTCGCTTTCACTGATTTCCGCAAATTCCTGTGGCTTATTTGGTGGAAGTACAGGGAATGTATAAGCGCCATTTAATCTAGGGTGTTCCTTTAGACTAACTCTGATATATTTGCCTCCAGAGCTAAAAATAACCTCCGTAGCATTCGGATCTGGGTAAAACAGCCATCCTTGCAGAAAATCTTCATCGGCAGTAACACTTCTTACAGCCCATGTATCGCATTTATCTGAAACGATGTGTGTAAACATAAGAAATGCGTCATCCTTAGAAGACCCGTCTTTTCCTACAAATTTGGCGAAACCAGCAAAAGGAGTTCGTGTTGCTCCAATAAGATTCAGTCTGCCATTATAATTGTATATAGATTCGGCACTCAAAGATGCCCATCCGTAGTAATCGTCCACTTTCAGCTGCTCTTGCTCTTGAAGATTTTCCAAGGTTCCATCAGCGATAAATGCCGTTTCTCCACCCTGACCGGTAACGGTATAATGAAATTTGTTCCCACCCAAATAGCCTCCAGCTATTGGCACGGTGAATAATTTGTAAAAAACTGTTTTTGAGAGTAATTCGGATATTATCTGTTGATTACTCTTGTATTTTGGTAAAAGTTCGTCATGTACCGCTCTGGTATATGAGGTGTATGTACCCGTAAAGCCACCCACGTCGTAATTAAATAGCTTTTCATCGTAAGTTTTATAGCCGAAATTAGCATAAGCATATTTCTTGTGCAATCCATTCGGACTTTCAAAATGCCAACCTTTATCTATATAGAATGGAACTACTTGGTCTGACGCAAAAACTACAATCTCCTTGATGATGTCGCTCCACTCACTGGATATTGATTCAAACCTGAATAGCAATTCTCTATATTCTATAAAGTAGAACATGTCTCCTAAACCCATCTGATGTAAATCCATATAGGAGTTGTGTGTACTATCAAATACAGCACCACTAAACATGCAGTTTTTATTTACTGTAGGGTAGCAGACTATTGGCGTGGTTATTCTGCAGTATGAACCATCAAACATGCGGAAAGCGCATCTTAGAAAGAATGGAAAAGCAAACATATTCTTGCTCTTTGCCCAGTTTATCGCTTGCGCTACATGTCCTTGGATGGTTTCTTGAAACTCTTTTTCATATCTAGAGTCTGGCGCCCCGTCCTTAACGCTGAATGTAGTATACGATCTGGTTTCGCTACCATCGGGTTTTACTCCTCCTGCCTGAATAAATGTATGATTTAATGGGTTAAAGTAACTCTCTCCTTTACCACCATTCGATTCTACAGCATTCTCGGCATTACATAATGTTCTTCCGCTTTCTTCTTGGGTGTAGTTTTGTATCGGTCGCTCAAAAGTAAAATCGTAATCTAAACGAGGTAAATCTTTACCCAGATTCTTGTATTTGTTTCCTTTGAAAAGCAAATAGTGAAGACCTTCGCTGGTGGCACAAACCAAAGTATTGCCAATACTTTTTACATCATAAACGGTTCCTACATTGAAACTTTTCGTTACTCCATCGGGTGGGCTTACGATATTTCCACTATCATCTTTGGTATACCAGTATATATTTCCTGCACAATCATATGCAATGATATTCTCATAGTCTGCCATCTTGTGAACGTACATTATCTTATAAGGAACGTTGCCAATACTCACCCCATTCTGCACCGCCTTCATTTCTCCATCCTTAAAGATAAATCCGTCACTCTCCAGCAGTTCTGAATCATCTGAAAGCAAGTCGCTAGGAACATTCGTCATTCCCTTGCTAAAGCTCAAAGTTTGTCTTTCTAAGTTTCTTTCCATAAAATTTAACACTTAACATTTAACACTTAACATCCCCCCCCCAGCCCGTCCGAGAACGGCCGTTTGGGGGTGTATCATAGAGGGCAGAACCGCTATCACAACTCCACCTAAGCCCCTCTAAGGACATATCTTTTTTCATCTTAAAATTTTAGTTTATGTTAAACAATTCGTCATAAGGGCTTAAAATGGCCGATATGAACACTAATAGAGCGTGTTTTTCGATGGTATTGATCCCTACAGGTCATTATCCAAGAGAAGCAATCAAAGCAGGTACACCTTTGAGAGATATGGCACGACGAAGGTTATAAGATAGGCAAAAGAGGCCCATCTCAGCAGTTACTTTCAGTTTGCCTTTCAGTAAAAAGTAGTATTGACCAAGTGCTCGCTTCATGGTTCCGAAAGGATGCTCGGAGAGGCATTTGCGATTGTCCATCTTGTTCTGATCTAGATGTAAAACGTAACGGACAACCTTCTTCACGACTTTCATTCTTGGAGGTTTTGGCTTGTCCTTATTCTCTTCTTTGAGTTGCTTGCGTTTTGCTTCGGTTGCCTTTATCAAGGTGTCTTTGTTGAAGTCTGCCTCCTTGAACTTCTGGATGGTACACTTGCACTTGCATTTTTTACATGCAAGCTTGTTGCAGTAGCGGATCATACCATTTCTTTTGATAGACTTTTGCCTCAGAATTTCGCCTTGCGGACAATAGACAAGATTGCGTTCGGCATCCCTCACGAAGTATCCTTCAAGAGCCTTGGCACGCATCTGCTCAGGAGTCATCTTCAGTACAGCAGACTCTGCTACATCAGAAGTGTACTCCTTGACCTCTACAATCTGTGCATCGGTTAAAAAATCCTTGTAGGCTTCCGGTATGACTGCAGCTTCAAGACATGCCTTCAAATCTTCTGGATTAGTACTTGACTTTTGTTCGTCAGTTATGGTAGCTTCGTTATAGTCAAACTGAATCTGCTCCGTGCAGCTGCCATCACGTTGGATGACATTTGGTACGATACCATTAGCCAATGCATCTGCATGATCCTCGGGACACTCGTACCCCTTGTCTGCAGTTGATTCAAGAACGTCAACACCATAATCGGCTTTCACCTCAGATGCTACGCTTGTAAGCTGACCATGGTCTGTTGGACTGTTGGTTACCAGGAAGCCTGCTATCATATGGCTCTCCGCATCAACTGCTGTTTGCACATTATAACCGACACAAAAGCCTTCGTTGGCTTTCATTAGTCGGGAATCAGGATCGGTTAAGGAAATCTGGCTTTCACCGCTTTTCTCAAGTGTATCACGGTATCCTTCATAACGATCCTTGCGTTCCTTGCAAACATCAAGCTTACGTTGCAACTCATCTTTAGAGAGCTTGCGTCCTTCCTCATGATCGTATGCTTCAAGTTCTTCCATATAGATTGAAATATGTTCATCAAGACGCTTGATTCGGTCATCGAGTTTGCTTAGAGTAAGGTTGTTGTCTTTAGCATTTACAGCCTTAAACTTGCTTCCATCAATAGAGATGTACGACTTAGAAAAGAGCTTCAGTCCCATACAAAACTTGTTGAACTCTTTAAAAACTTTAGTAATAGCCTTCTTGTTGTCCTTGCGGAAATCGGAGATTGTACGAAAGTCAGGAGTCAGCTTGTTGAGCAGCCACATTACCTCTACGTTACACTTGCACTCACGAGCAAGTTTGCGAGAGGAACGTACCTGATAGAAGTAACCATAAATATAGAGTTTGAGGAGATCGCGAGGATCATATCCGGGAGTACCAGTCTCTGCAGGAGTACTGCGGACGAATCCCAGTTCATCCATTTTGAGATTATCGACAAAAGCATCAAACAAGCGAACAGGGGCGTCAGCCTCTACATACTCGTCAATGCAATCAGGGAAAAGAACCCTCTGTCGTCTATCTTGTCCTTTTTTATATGCCATATCTTTCTTGTTTTTTACTACAAAGATACATAAAATAATTGAGAATCAAGAAGATACGAGGTTAATTAACTATAAAGAGCAAAAGAAAAATGCCCAATTCAGTTGTTTGCTTCCCTAATTAAGTTTTCGGACGGCCTCCCCCTAAATTTTCGCCGCCGTATGAACACCATCGCCACCACGGCTTCTTATTTCCGCTTTCTTCCAGCTAGGCTTCTCCATGTCCGTAAGACTCACAAAGAGACCGATGCCGGTACTCATTACCACATCGTCATGGTTTCCGTTACCAACGATATTACCCAAGCTGCCATCATCATGTCGCTCATAGATGCGCAACTCATGATACATTTCCTTGTCTGGCTCCTCATACAGGTTATCATCAATAAACTCTTCCAAGTTATCAATCACCTGCTGCTTCGTCAGCTTGTTGGTTTGGAAACCATACTTCGCCAGTACGTTGTCTTCCACATCCTCCGAACTGCTCGTTCTCTGATACAGATTATCGTAGTAGTCGGCTATCTCCTGCAGAATAGTCAGAAAGTGATCACCCTCCGTGTTATTGTTCTTCTCTCGGTCGGCAGTATTACTCTCTATAACCAGAAGCGCATCATCATAATAATGAGCTAGGGCAGCAGCCATCCATGCCAGTTTATCATGTCTTACATGTCCCCTGTATCTAGCTACCACCTTTGGCTTTCCCTTCACCGTAGGAATCATACCGAATCGGTCTATCACGGTCATAACGGTATAGTCCGATGTCGTACTCTTACCGCCAATATCCACGCTCACCAAATATCTGTTCTCCACTTGCAGACAGTTTGGCACAGCCCAAATCTTCAAGTCTCCCTCTCCGTCGTCTCTCAGCTTCACCTTCGAGTTCGGAATGGTGTTATCATCCTTCACGCTGATGTTCACCACGATGTCGGCAGTAAACTTAGGGTCTTGCTTATACAAAGCCTGCATGTCGTCTATAGAATAAGGATTGAATACCAGTCTACCAGAGTTTCTGAACGCATCTTCCTCATCAATAGGAGCCTCGGTAGCACATGCCGCATGGGTGGTAAACTTGTTTCTGTAGTTTCTGTACCATTCTATCGCCTCAAAGCAAGCACCCTTCTGCCACATTCGCCAGAAGAACTTACCGGTTTCACGATAACCCTTCGGACAGGTACTTCGGTCTCTGTTCTGCAAAAGCCACTTGGCAAATGCTCTTCTGTTCTCTACAGGAGTCATATCCTTTTCGATGAAGAAACAAGGAATAAAGAGGAACGAATAAGCATCATTATTCTTTGGGTCCATTGCCAACTGGCACTTGTCGTAGAAGAAACCAGAGTTACCTCTACCGGTACTCTCGAATATCTCCACGTTGTCTTCCAATGGGTCGATACCACCGGATATAGAAGAAATCACACCCTCAGGATCATGCTCTGGTGTCTTCTTCCAATAGGCTACCTCCGAATAGTGGGCGCAGTGGAAGTTGCTACCACGCACGGAATCGAAGTTCTCGAAGGATGCTACCGTCAGCGTACTTCGTCTGATTGCTTTCACGCCATCCGTTACTTGGAAATCGTCAGGAGAATTTTCGTATGGCGAGAACTGAAGTTTTGCGCCCGGATGCCCCACGGTCCACCCCGGTTGCCGCTCCAAAGCTTTTCGGTACATCGCCTTAATCTTCTTGGCGGTATTCTTCTGTTGGGCAAGCACAATAGCATTCCAACCATCGCGCCTGTAGTCCTGAATCCATTTGATGTAAAGCTGTGATAGGGTAGAGCCGCCCCACTGACGTGCCTTCAGAATAACCACGAACACCGGTTTGTGGGCATTCCGCAGGTCTTCCATAATCTTCAGTAGCTTTCTTTGAGGATAGTTCAGCTTGAAAGGAATCATCTTACCGGTCTTCTTATCCTCAATTTTATCGGTCACGTATAGGGCAAACTCGGGGTCTTCCATGAATCTCACTCTGCAGATGGCAAAGGTAAGCATTTGGAAATGCTGGGCATCATCCTTCTGGTGCAGCACGTAGTTGATGTAGTCTTTCAGACTGCCCATCTTTCTCAGACCTCTGAACAGAACAGATTTGGCGGTCTTCTTCGGAACCCACATCTTAGGAATGAAGAAATCGGATAGCTCTATCTTCACACGATGTTCAAAGTTATAGCAACCTTCGCCCGTCATAGGGTCGTAGGTGCCATAAATCTCATCGTATCGCTCCTGATTTTCCGCTACGAGATTATCTATTTCCTGTTCAGTTACTAGAGCCATCCGTTAAATCGTTTAGTTCTTCGAAATCTGCATCCTGTATCTCGGGTGCTTTGCTTATATCCAGTACGTCTGCCTCCTCTTCGTCCTCTACGGTTGTCATACCGAGTGCCATAAGCTGCTTGAAGTCTGCATCTATTCCGTGGGTAACGCTTACTTCTGTCTGCTTTGGTATCATGTGCTTGGTAAGGTCTTTGTAGATGGTGACGTATGTCTTAGGATCATAATCTGCCAGTGTGTTCATACAATCCTCAAACTGCTCTTGGTTCCTTGCCAGCCAGTCGCGTATATATTCCTTTTGGGCACTCTTTCTTGCAGGGAGAAGCTTCTTTACCTTTTCCTTCTTCTCTTTCTGTATCTCCCTTACAGACTTAAATCCATCCATTTCAAAATCTTCCATACGCTCGCTTTTTTATTATCCGAATGGTTTCAGAGTATGAATCATGCTGCCCGGCTTGGTAGAGTTGGCGCAGTCTATGATGTCTATCTCCAGTTCGTCCAGTTGGTTCATCTGGTCTATCGTCAGAGGGTCCTTGCTCGTCAATGTGCGCATAAAATATTCGTATAGCGCACCGGTCACGATATAGTCGTGTATCAGCTTGACGAGTGCATCATATTTGGTATCATCCCAGTAGTCGGGAAATTTCAGCCATATCTCCTTCTCATCCCATTCTCTCAGGGCATTATCTCTTACCCTTCCTTCCGGTTTCATTACATAGGCAGACAGATTCGCTTCCACCTTATTAATATACTTGTCAAACCATCGGTAGAAGAGCGGGCGTTCCTGATCGTTCTCGCTTGTCGGAATATCTTCACCTTGCGCATCCTTCATGTTTCGTCTTGCGCGTCCTACCATGTTGGTATTTGAATCTATGTCATACCAGAGTTGGGTAGCATAGATAAAGATGTGTTTATCCCAATAGCCGTGTCCTGCTCTTCGTGGATTCGGCAAGAAAGGATTTGGTTCGGGCTTCCATCCTCTCTCTCGGATAAAATGTGTCGGGTGTAATTTATTAAACTCTGGGTAGCTCATATCTTATTATTTAATATTACAAAACTCCTTCCTCCTCAGTTACGATGGCATCGCAAGTGAACTCCAGTTTGTCGCTATGTCTTGACCATAGCTTCACCTTGCAGAAACCGGTATTTACCGGCACTAGGGTAAATGCTCGCCTATCCCTGCATCGGTGTATCTCTATGATACTTGGGTCTTCGCTTCTTGCCTCAATATCATCAATTGCTCCATCATTGAGCGAGTAGGATAGGGTAGCTTCCTCTCCCTTCTCTAGAGTTATCTCGCCTTCAACGCCCTCACCATTCACCTTTGCGGTCAGTTCGGTTGGATAAGGAACGGTAGGGACCATCGGACCACTCATCACGAAGCACTTCCTAATGGCAATCTCATCTGATGCAAGTGTAGCTTGGTATGGCTCCGCTTGTTTCAGGTTTGTTGTTTTCAGCCACCACTGGTATATCATGTAGTCCTCCACGTATCTTGCTGACAGCCTTGCCAGTGCGTCGGTCATCGTTCCGTTATAACGTCTTGATACTGATAGGGTGAACTCCACAATATCATCCGTTCTGCTTCCATAGTAGATGGCGTTGTCGCCAATAGTCTGAGGCGTTGGCACAAGATAGTCTACGAAGATGGTCTTCAATACTTCCAGGGCTGTATCAAAGTCGTGGGTCAGCGTTCTTTCGTGTACCTCATCATCACCGGCAGCCTCGTTAAAGCTTACTTTCGCTGCTTTTTCGTCTGTTGCAGTATCTATCTTTGCTTTCAGGTAGGTTGTCGACTTTACTGCCTCCATCACTACCGATTTGATAATTTGAAATTTTATGATCATAGCTTATCCTTTTTAGTCAATGATTATTTCGCCTGTCATGTCTGTCAGACTCTTGTTGCTGCTTGCCGGTGGAGTCTTGTGATAAATCAGCTTGATGGCCGCTGCTATATGGTTCGCCATGTCCGCAGCATACTTCTGTGCCAGCTCTTCCTCGGTCATTCCCAATACCGCATTCGATACATAGGCTATCACATACCCCATGAAGTTGCCTTCAAATGGAACGGTAATACCGTCTTCTCCGTCTGCCCATCTGCTGTTTTTGAACTTAATCACCATTGCGTCTCCGTTCTTGTAATAGGTTACTTGTGGTGCCAGCTCTGCTACAAATGTTTCTGCCGCAGCGTTGATATACTGCTTCATGATACCTTTCTCTTCCGAAGATAGGGTGGTCTTGACAAACATCGTATCGCCGTTCTTATCTTTCAGGCGTTTTCCGATGAGAGCGAAGTGTTTGCTCACCTCACTCATCACCTTCTCCATTTCTATCGTTATCTGTACTTCCATACCTTATGCTGCTCTGTTATATCCTAATGCACTCTGTGCTTGTGCTACTGCATTCTGGTCTGCACCCTGCACAATTCCGTTCTCTACCTGACCACCGCCTTGCTGCATAGCCATTGCCTGTTGCTGCTGATACATCTGTTCAAGCTGAGCCTGCTGCTCCTGTACGCTGGCAAGCAACTTGTCTGCAAATGGTGCGTTGAGGTTCTGAAGATACTGGATAATGTTGATACCGCCTATTTCAAGAAGCTTGTCAAGCGTATCGTTCTGCATCGTGTTGAAGGCTGCCGTAGCTGCTGCATTCTTGATACTGATCTTGAAGTGAATATCTCTTGCAGAAAGACGGTCGTACTTGTAAACCGTATTGAAGTTCCGGTCGTAAACCCTTCTTCCGTCTTCGTAGTACTGCTGTATAGTCATGCACTTCTTGGTTGCCAGCTTCTCCGTGAACACGTCCATGTCGGCAAGGATGGTATACAGAGACGTGGTTGCATTCTGGCTTTCCTGTGCATATCTGGCTGCCGAAGTTCCTGCCGATGGGGTCTTACCCTGCAAAGCACCGCTCACGTTCGTAACCTCTCTAATCAGGTTCAGTTCTATCTGCAAGAGTTCATTCGTACCGATGTTCACGGCATTCGATGTAATAATTTCTGGCTTCGCATTCGGCGTCTTTACCGATGGCTTGTAGAATATCCATCCGTCATACTCTACCGCCTCTTCCATAAACTGCTCTGGCGTTCTGCCGTTAAGCACATTCGTAGGAATCATCTTGAATCCCTTGAAACTGCTTCTGATGGCCATGTCGTTCATTACAATCAGTCGGTTGATGTATCGCTGCTGGTCTATGATGTTGGCAAGGAATGGATGAATCTCTCCGTTGATATACGGATAGAGTTTCATCGTGAAAGGATGGCTCTTATAATCGTATGGTGTTTCGCCCTGGCAGAGGATAGTTCCGTCTGGCGCCATATAGGTATAATACCAGTACTTATCTGCAATCTCTTCGCTAGTGATGTACGCTCTGTCTTCTTCCGCTATACCCATTTCGTCATACTGCTGCTTGCGCTTCATGTTGTCGTTGCGTAGCTTCTGTATCATCGCAGTATCATCCAAGTCTATACGGAAGTAAGCACCGGTTCCTGTGGTAGCAATCGGGTCAAAGCATTGCAGTCTTGGCTTGGTTTCCGTGGTCCATACCTCAATCACTCTGGAGTAATGTCTTCCCTTGTTGCTGTGGTCGAAACAGAGATTCTCCAACGCTTTCTCTTCGTTAAACTCATAGCCGTAGCTGTTGTCGTCCGAAGGATAAATATCAAAGATGGCGTTCAGATCTTCTTCTGTAAGCCCATATTCCTGTTTGGCAAACTTCTGATACAAGTCTTCTCGGCTCACGTCATGCAGAACACCGATAAGACTCACGTCATTGTGTCGTGGGTCGCTGCCGCATTCAAAAAACATGTGGTCGGGTTCCATCGCGTCTGTCCATGAATCGGGCATTTCCAGTTCCTTCGCCTCCCAACTCTCTCTGACAAACATCTGACCGCCCATCAGATAGTCCTTGATAGCGTGGTTCAGCACATCTTGCATGTACGTTGTTTGCCAGTTGCATTGCATCGTAGCACTCATCATGTCGCTCAGTTGCCGGGAGTCGCTGTCTCTTGCAAAGCAGACCGGTTCCGTACCCTGCTTGGCATAAAGACCGGCAATAGATTCCAGAATGCTCACCATGATGTTGTTGCTCATAGGTGTCTGGTTGCGCTTCTCCATATAGGTACGCTCCGTCATTTCCTCCCAGTAGCCATGATGGTATACTCTGATGGTGTCGCTCCATTGGTCGCCCATACAGTAGCGCATCGTTCTCGCCCTCGTTTCTCGCACACCGCTCAGGTTATTCCAAGCATTTCTGCATCGGCTGAGTAACTCCTCGTCCTTGCCGTGTTCTTGTCTTCGCTTGCGAGCCTTAACCGAGTCATACTTGTTATGTTGAGGCATCACTTTGCTAAGTGTCAGTATTCTTGCCTTTACCATTTTCTTATACATTATTAATTATAGGCGCAAAAATAGGCAAAAACATGGCTTTCTTTGCCGTGTTCCAACCAACCGCCAAGCGCAAGGTTGGAGCACGGCAAAACTTCTTCAAATTATTTGCATTTTTGCCGAAAAGTTTCAAACAGTATTATAGAGATATGACAAAAGAAGAATTAGCACAGATGAATGAGGAAGGTGGCGCACAACAGGCTCCACCTGCTGAGGCTGCTACAGATGAAACGTCTGTAGATGAGCGCCCTAATCGTACAGCTTTCTCCAAGCGCTTCTCTAATCGCCATTCTGACATCGACTTCGAAGACAAGGAAGCTCGTTATGCGGCAATGAATGATGATGCTGATTTGCTCGGACGGTACGAAGAGAGCGGTAAGGCGTTGTCTAAGGTTTTCGATAAGCACAAGTGGCTCGCTGCTCTGGCGATGGATATGGAGAAGAATCCGGACGATAATCCGTTTGATGCGATGGCTCGCATGGGTATTGACGTTAAAACCTTGCTTGATGATCCTGAAGGCGGCAAGAAACTCGCTGAGATTCTCGCCAAGCACAACGAGGACGTGGCTGAACAGAATGAGGCTACCGAGAAGGTTACTGCCAACATGCGCAAGTCGCTTGAACGCCTGATGAAGCTCTATCCCGATGATGCACAGGATATGTGGTCCCAGATTTACGAGATTCACGACAAGGTAGAGAGTGGCGATATTTCAGATGATATTTGGAAGATGCTCCACAATGCCAACAACTACGATTCTGATATTTCCTCTGCCCGTGACGAGGCGGCTATGCAAGCCCGAAACGAAAAGATTCAGAATAAGGTTCGCTCTTCCAGCACAGAAGGTATTCCTCCTTCTCTTTCTAGTTCTGGCGCAGGAAATAAACCGGCAAAGAAACAGAAACGTGAAAGTTTCTTTGATGATATTAGAAGTAATTAATCCATTAATATATGTATAAAATGAAGAAAAATTGTTTTAAGAATTTTATGAGTGGTCAGTTCGTCTTTAAGATGATTCTGATGCTTCTTGCCGTAGTTACCGGTGGTGGCGTAATGGCAACGGCAGACCTTGTAGAGCCGCAGATTGGCAACGAGGGAGTAAATCCTGCAGACAAAGAGACTGTTGCCCAAAAAGAGCCAGTAGACCCTAATGTTAACGACAGACTTAGCCCTGGTGGAAAAAAAGATGGTCAAGACCTTACAGGCTCACAGGCTTCTAGTACACAGCTTCGTGAGGGTGGTCTGCTTGATAAGGAGTGGGATAGTGAGATAGTTAAGTTCTATCCTTTCAAGACACCGCTTCTTTCTATTGTTCGCCGTATGGCAAAAACAGTAAATATTAAGAACTGGTCAATCTCGCATCAGCGTGTTGGTGGCGAAACTCTTGATGGACAGACTATTCTGAGAATTGAAACTGCTGACACCATCGAGATTAATTCAACGAACTTCTCTGGTTCTATTCGCCCATTCTATAAAGGCACTACTGTTTTTGCTTCTGGTGTTCCCGGTTATGCTGCTGGCTCACAGACCAAGACAGAGGGTACACTGATGCTTTATGTAATTGAGGCTAACGGTAAAAAAGCGGTTATGCAGGCTGTCAACGGAAAGCCGAAGGTTAGTGGAGACTCAAGAGACAATCTTGACAACATGACTTGCCCGGAAATCCCTGTTGGAACAACGTTCCTTGCTGGTGCATCTGCAGCTTCTGAGTCTCAGCTCACCATTACACCAGAAAACTTCCAGCCACGCGAGAAAGAAGTGTATGTTCAGAAGAAACTCTTGAACATCGTATTTACAGATGACTACGAGAAGGTAAAGAAGGAGCAGCCTATTACAGTTGCCGACTTAAAGACCGATGCTATCATCAAGTATAACCTACGTGCAGAGCGTACTTATTTGCTTGGATGCAAGTCTCGCTTCAAGGCAGAGACCGGCGACGGACAGATTGAAGATGTCTATACCTCTGAGGGTATCATCAATCAGCTCACCAACACATACTCCATCGGTGATACTTATACGCTTGGCGATTTGATTGCTATTTCCAAACTCCAGTTCACGGAATTCTCCGAGAATGATCGTTGTTTTGCCTTCTGTGGTAAGAATGCTATCGAACGTTTGGAGAATATCAAGTTGGAGGGAAGCCATCAGAACGACTTCATTAATCACAACGAGTTCGACCTTACCTTCAAGCGATTCAAAGACACCTTCGGCTCTATTGATTTTGTTTGGACTCAGACTCTCGATCTCTTGGGTATGTCAGACTTCATGGTTATCTTTGACCCTAAGGCTTCTCGCCGATACGTCAAGATTGGCAAGAAGGAGCAGACCAATGATATGTCTAAGGGAGGTGGCGAGGTTCGTGACGCTAAGCGTTGGATTCATCAGGAGGCAGATAGTGTGGCACTTCGTGGTTACAACTCAATCTTGGTTGGTCCTGCTGATAAGATTGCTAAGATTGCCACAGAGTCACTTAATGCCATCATTTCTGCTAAGGAACTTCCTAAGAATCCATCAAAGGGTATGAAGGTTGCGCTCACGCAAAACTACACCTTAAAGGGTACTAATTCTCCTACTGATGATGTCAAGTATGAGGCAGGTACAGTTTTATACTACACTGGCACCGCTTGGGCTATCTATGCTGGTCAAGATACAGCGCAGTAAATTATCACTATAAACCATCGGTGGGCAGGTGCATCTTGCTCTGCCCACCATTTATAAAGAATAAATATGATTAAGACATATAAAGCACGAGTAAATCAAAATAGCATTAGCTATCTGCTTTCAGGTAAGCAGGGTAATCAGGTTCGCTATCCTTTCGCAAATGGTAATGTAATTATAAACAAATATCCTTCACTTACGCTGCGAAACCGATACTGTCAGGAACTTCTAGAGTCTAGCTTGCTTTTTGCCAACAATACTATTGTTCTCGACCATGAGGAAGAAGAGTACCCTGGTGAAAAGGCTAAACTCGAAGAAGAAAAGAATGCCGCATTAAAGTCAACCGTAGATGAGCCGGCAAAGAAGACTACAAAAAAGTCACAGAAAGAGGAGGTAACAGGTATCCGTACATCAGAAGAAATTATTAATTACATAAACAACCGTTTTGACAAGGATTGCAGAACTCTTGAAACTGCTATGAAGCATGCAGACAAGGCTGGTATTATTTTCCCTGATTACGGCAAGCAGTAATATATAATAAGGTGTAAATGAGTATAGAGGAAATCATAAAGGCAGTACGTTGGTGCATAGACGAGGAATCCAACAACACATCGGAAATTACCGATGAGAAGGATGATTTGTATATGGACAACATCATCAAGTCGAAGATAAACGATGCGCTGCATTGGATAGCTATTACTGCTGCATGTTCGCCTGTCCTGTCCGATTCCAAGAGCATAGGCTCGACTTCCGACACAATTCAAGTGTCAGATTTTGATTCTAATCACAACATCGGTGTTATCACCATGCCTTCCAATATGGAGATTATTACCATCAACCGCATTCGTGGCGCTTCTTGGTATAAGGCAGTCACACCAGTAGAGGACACCGATGATGAAGCTCTTATGATGTACGACGATGCCGCCAATGGTACCATTGATCGCCCACAGGCTGCCATCATGCGAGAGAATCCAATCAAGATCCTCATGCAGCCCAAGACTTCAACGGCGGTCATTACCTATGTGGGCGTACCTAAGTCTGTGAGCACAGACGCTTCCACAACAGATGTTTCCATTCCGGACAAACTAAAGAATGCTTTCATCTATTATATCGCCTTTCTGCTCCTCTCAGCCTACGATGATACCAAGGCCAGCCAGATGTACACCATCGCCCTGCAACAGCTAGGCGTAAATCAAACCTCAAAATAAAGACGATATGGAGAATGTAACAGCCACATACGATGCCAATGAACTTGCGTGGGTAACTCCAATCCTTACTCTTCGCCGTGATATTTTCCTAAGAATCACGCTAAGGAAAAAAGGAAAGGTAGTTATCCGTCAGTCAGATGATAAGGGAAATTTCCCTCGCGTCCCAATACGTCGCCACAAGGACACCCAGTTCTTCGAGTTCCGTATCTCGATTATTCCCGATACCGTCCAAATTCAAATATTCACTTCTATAGAACCAAAAGAAATAAAATATGCCTACATTTAGACAAGATGAAAAGCTTGGAACGGAGGTGCCGCTGATAAAGACAGCCGACTTCAACGACAAGTCTGTCACAACAGAGAAACTTGCCGAAGGTTCTGTTACTAATTCAAAGTTAGCACCAGAATCCGTTACACAGGATAAGTTCGACAAGGAACTGCTTAAAATCTTCGAGGCAGCAGCAGGTCTTCCTGAAAATCTTATAGAGACGATACAGAAAGTAGATAGCACGCTTGTAGATCATCAGCGGCAAATCTCTTCTAACGATGATGATATTTCCGACCTGCAAACCAAGACCAAGCAAATCAAGGACACCGTAGATGGCATAGCTGTCAGTGGTGGTGCATCTGTAGGTTCGGCAGTAACCTACGACAATACACAGAGCGGTCTTGATGCTCAAAACATTCAAAATGCCATCGACGAACTCGTCAACAATCTCGGCCACTACGAGACCAATGAGGAGTGGTTGCGTGTCTACACAGATGCAGAAAACAAGTTCCTTTGGGGCATCCGTGTAGATGGTAGTATAGACTGGGCAGTCGGTATTCCTAAGCCTATTCAGAAAGCTCTCAATGAAATCATCGCCAACAACGAGACCTTCCAGCAAACCCTAACCGAAGCTATGGAAGCATACAAGGCAACCATTGACGAGAAGGTTGCGGCCATTGATAAAAAGAAGGTAGACAAAGAGGAAGGCAAGTCCCTTATTGAGGATGAAGTAAAAGAGCGCTTTAGAGTAATTGAAAATGAGGAGTTCATCCATGCAGTAATAGATTCTGAGGGTAGACTTCTCTTTGGTATCTACAGAGACTCAGGAAAGCCATATTTTCCTCTCAATGAAATGTATCACGTTGAGCAGAATGAAGAGTTCCTTTGGGTTATTCTTGATGCTGCTAATCATCCTCTTCTTGGTATTCAGCAAGATGGTACTTGTTGGGCAGCCAAGGCTCAGTGGCTTGATGATATTAAGGCTATTAAGGAAGCTCTTAAAACCTTCCAGCCAAAGGAAGATGGTAAGGGATTGATAAACCTTGATATTGCAGACAGCTTCTTCTATATCTCTAACGATGAGTATATCATCGCAGTAGTAGATGCAGAAAACAGAATCCTTGCAGGAATCAAGTATGATGCACAGCCATACTTCCCTAACCATGAAATGTACTCTGTAATAAACAATGAGGAATGGCTCTATGCTATTATTGATGCAGATAACAAGGTTCTTGGTGGTTTCCGTGCTGATGATGGTCACATGGTTGTTGGTGGTATTGACATTAGTACTTTTATCACCAATGCCATTATTGATATAGCAGACATCAAAGAACGTACTACTCATCTTTCTACAATAGAGAATGACGAATATCTTTCTGTTGAGACTGATGCCAATGGTAAGGTGATAGGATATATTGCTCCCGATGGTAGCCATTATCTCTATAAGGTAAAGTCTGAGACTATTCCAACAGAGTTTTCTCATATTGAAGACCCAGAAGGAAGAACTGAGATTACTACAGATACAGAAGGTAAGATTCTTGGCTACCGCAATGGTGAAGGAGTACGCTGTGAGGATAAAATGAATATTAACAACTTAAATGTTGAAAATTTAAATTTGGGGAATAATGCACAAAAATATGTGCTTGATTTCATCAATTCACAACTAAAAGAGGTAAATATTAGAAAATGGCATTTACCAAGTTATGGTGCAGTAAACATTAAGCAGGAAACTTTTTTTCTAACTGCTAATGATGGGTATTCAGACAAAACTGGTATTTATCCTATAGTTATTAATGAAGATACACAAGAGAATGCTAAAAAAGGTCTGACTGTCTTACAGTTCTTTGTTAAATCCACATTGAAAGATGAGGGAAACGGAGTTTACTCTAAGCTGGATAATAGTGTCGGGTTAGACTTTTATGTACCATCAAAAGTTACCTATGTAAATGAAGTTCCTTATGTGACAAGTTCTTTGACTAAGAATGAAATTGATGGAACCTATAGTGTTAATGAAACAAGTATAAAGGTTACAAAGATAACAGATTCTCCAACAATAGGTGCATGGTCAGTAGATAAGAAAACAGAACATCAGTGTGTGGTTGAAATTGGCTTCGGTCACTATCTGAATGGAACTTATAATATAGGTGTAAAGTATCAAGGTTCCTCAACGCTCTATAACAGAAAGCGTAACTTTAGATTTACTTTCTATAAAGATTCTAGTTACTCCAAGAAAGATAAGATTAAAATTGGAGAAATGGTGCGTGTTAGTGGTTTTAATCTTAAAGCAAATTATACAGATAATACGCGAATAAAAGAACTCTTGATGAATAGAATTTTTATGTCTATTTGGGAAGACAGAGGCAAACTTCATAGTTATCCATGGGATACAGAAGAAAGTCCTTTCAGTGGTGCTACGGGTATGATAAAGGGATTTCCTATAAGAGTCAATATTGGAGGTAATTTTTATGGTATTGATATTTTCGGATTGAAAAAGGATGAAAAGAACTATCTTCTAGATGGAGATACTAGTGGTATGATTGTTAGTGGAACACGTGGAAACACAAATGACCCTAATAACTGGACTGCCGCAAAGCCAGAAGATTGGGAAGATGAGATGAATGATGAATTGACAGAATCAAACAAGCAGGCTTTAACAGACTTCTTCTCATTCATCAATTCAGGAAACTTCACTAAGGAAAGTGTACCACAAAGAATGTCTGTAATAGATTGGATTGATTATTTTATAGGGTTGCAGGTATTTTTGATGAGGGACAACACTTGTCGTAACATGATTCTTTATGCAAAAGAGGATAAGAAAAAGCTATATCCGTTTTTCTACGATTTAGATTTGTCATGGTTCTTCTATGATAATAACTATAATTTAGATATAATGACTAGTTCTTATGCTGTTGATATGAGTTTGTGGGAGAACTTCAAGTCTTTATATGAAGATGAAATTAGAAACAGATATGCTTATCTACGTGAAAATATTTTGTCAATAGAAACTATTCAGGCTATGTATGAAGATATTGCAAAAGATATTCCACTTGTTGATATTGCATTGGAAAAAGAAAAATGGGGACAATGTAATGTCAATTCAATGAATACCTATATCTCTGTATTAAAAAAGAGATTGAATTGGTTAGATAAAGAGTATTTTAAAATTTAATATATTATATTATGGGAAAATGTTTAGTAACAAGACTTAACGGCATTGTCGCAAATGAATCATTGCTACATGTCGGAGAAATGGTAGTAGAAGTAGAAGGAGTTAACGCTAGTAGTGTTTTATTCAACGTTTCAGGCGGTTCTGTTTCATGCGATAGAAGTTTTATGCTAGGTACAGAAACTGTAAATGCTAATGAAAAAAGAAGTTTAGCCAATAATTGGTATGATATAAAATCTATTGATGCTGGCTCATACAAGTTTCACTTCTTTGATAAATATTCTATTTTAGGCTTTATTCAAAAAGCATTAACAGCTTCATACGATGGACTTTGCTTCTTGAAAACTGCTAAGGAAATCAATATTAATACATCAAATTATTTTGATTTATCTAATATTGCTTCTTCAGCAAAACTGACAAGATTGTCTTTAAACGGAAAAGTCGCTGGAGATATTTCTTGTTTGTCTGACTTAACTGCTCTTGTATCATTAACTCTTGGTGGTGATATTTATGGAGATATAAGTAGTGTTAGAAGTAAATTGTCTTTACTAGAATTAAGAATTGTCAGTCCTAAAATTACTTTCAATTCAGATAAATTAAAAGAATTTTCTGCTTTAGGTAGTTTTATATATGAAGGAAGAACAGATGTTGACTTTGGAGATATTGCTACACTTGGAAACGACTTTAGTTATATTGATTTAGATACACAGGCTAAAATTAAATGGACTACTCGTAACAGTCCTGCCAAGATAATTAGTATAGGTAACAGACCTGCATTAGACAACATAGACAAGATGTTGCAAGACCAGGCAACATGTGAAACTGGTTTCACGTCTTCTTCACCATCGTGGAAGAAGGTGATTACAGCTAAAGGTACTCGAACATCTGCATCAGATGCTGCTGTACAGACATTGCAGAGCAAGGGTTACACAGTCTCAATAACTCCTGCATTAGATATTGTTTAATATTAATAAAGAAAGGAAACAAGATATGAATAAGTTAACAAAGAAGTATAAGGTAGTACATGAGGGGACAAAGATGATGTTCCCTCTCACAGAGGAAGGTGACAATGCTGAGGTATTCCCAGCAGTAGGTGCCACCGCAGTAGAGTTTGACAAATACTCAGAAGCCAAGGCTTACGTAGATGAGCATAACTTGGTGTATGAGGAACCAAAGTATGGGGAGTAAACTGTACAGATAAAGAAAAAGGGTGAGTCAAAAGATTCACCCTTTTCTTTTGCAGCAAGCCTGCACTAATCCACCAAGCAAATAGCAAGCTTCCTCACCATACATATTTATCAAAAACTGTTCAGAAATATGCTGAACAATATGTAGCATTTCGTGGCTGAGGCTGTTCATGTATTCAGCCTTTGAAGTAGCCCACCCAATCACAACCACCGTTTTTCTTATATCAACATTAGAATAGGTTATCCCTTTATTGGCTTCACCTTCGAGCACGAGATTACAGGCATCTTCGAGAGGAATGCCGGCGCATCCCAAATCCCGAAGATGCCTTCTTACCTTCATGGCATCCTTAGAATGAACATCATACATCACATGTACCGTCCAGTCATACCTTTCCAAATATATCTCCTGCTCAGTCATTCAACTAATCAATAATCACTAATAATTAATCACTAAAGAATTTCTTCCCAAGGAATGCCCACACCATTGAAAGATGTGTCTGCATAGAAGCGATTGAAGATGAAACCGTCCTGCTGATCCTCATCATCTACGTAGTCTTTGATGAACTGGGCCATCTGCTTTTCTTCTGTTATAGACGAGCCGTAGAAATCAGCTAGACACATGTGTGCGATGTAAACCGCATCATATCCCACATTATTTTCCAGCACGATATTATTCTTCTTCAAGATGTCCTCAATATCATCCTTGCTCATCATGCGGATAGGCTTACCGTTCTTCCGCATCTGCTTCACGGCCCACTCACACATCTTCTTATTGAAGTGCCAGCCATTGTAGCGAAGGTAAGCCCTCATTTCTTCCGGCTGATAATCGTAGGCGTTCAAAGATTGTCTGTATTTTCTTTCCATAATCTTTCTGATATTAAAAAGGGTTTGGTAACGAAATCTGTTTCACTACCAAACCCCAAGTTAGTTAATACTCGTCGCCGTAGCTTCGATAATCACGTTCTCCACGGTCTCTGTCTTCACGTTGGCGCATGTCGTCGTACTCTTCATGCTCTCGCATACCACTTCTGCCTCCACGACCTCTGTAATCGGGCATGCGGTTGCGCTCGCCGTATCGGTCACGTCTGCCTTCACGCTTCATTTCGCCCAGGCAATTCATCGCCTTATCCAAGTAGCGAAAGCCCTTCTCCACGTTCTCATACAAGCCATCAAACTTGTCTTCTGTAATCTCAACCATTATCATAATTTTAAGATTTTTAAAGTGAATAGATAGGAGATTACTTGGTTATCGCCTGTTGGAGCAATCCCATCATCTTGTCGAGCTTGCCCTCCATGCCGGAAACCTTGCCTTCCAGCTTGCTGATCTTCTCAGTCTGTTCCCTCTCCTTGGCTATCTGGGGGTTGAGTTGCAATAGCATTCCCTCACAAGAATCAACGACTTTCTTGTGGTAATCTACGCTCTCCAGTATCGCCTTGGATTGTCTCAGCATCGTATCGACCTCTGCACTCATGGCTTCCTTGTTGTCGCTCACCACAAGATTCTTGTCGTTGGCTATCTGTCCGTTAGCAGGTAGCTGCTTGAAATCCACCTCCTCATCGTTCAGCTTCACCTTCACATCAACCACTGTCTCCATAGGCTGAGGCGTGAAGCCATTGTTGAAGGTAGGGTATTTCGTCTGAGGATTGCTTACCGAAACAACCTGACCAATCTGCAAGTTCGGGTTTTCGCCCTTATCTAGGACATAGAATAAAGAATTTGTTCTTAAACCTTGAAACATAATGTAATCTCCTATTATCTATTCTTTTTGTTAAACAATACCCGTCATTAGCTGAAGGGTGTTAGTGTCTCTCTCAAACCAGAGCTGAACAACTCCAGTTCCCGGCACGTCTGCAACCGTTAATGCCTCACCATTGAATTTGGTTACGGCTTGGGTTGCGCCGTTGGTCTCGAAAAGGATAGGCAGCGTACCAGTCGTTCCAGTCGGAATAGCCTGGCGCAGATTTACGAAAATCGTTCCTCTGTAGCTGGTATTCACGAAGGCGTGGTTTTTAAAGGTGAACACCACATCGGCAGTATTCACCTTCACGCCAGTAGAAGCGATAGCCGCCGAACCGTTACGATTCACCCATGTATAAGGTCTTAACCATAACATAGCAGCCTCCTTTCTTTAACCCCAGAATCCTGCATTGTTGGCAGCATTCAAACCATACAAACCTGCCTGATAAGCCACGCAGTTAGGAACCGCAGTAAATGGGCTGTAAGGGGTGGTTACTGTCTCCGGCAGCTTGCACTTGATGCCAGCTACCTCATTCTGCAGACCTGCCAATACCGCATTAATTGGTGCTACCGCCTGACCAACAATCTGAGAAGTCATGGCAGAAGACTTAAAGGTACTGTTCTCCTCACGCAGAGAATCAATCTTGTTCTGCATTTCGCGCATCTCAGCCTGCTTCTGACCGTCAACGATGGTCTGAGTGCTTTCCTTGATAGCGTTATGCAAATCGCAAGTCTGGCGCTGAGTTTCGTAAGCTACGTTAGAGAAGCCACGCTCCTGACCTACAGCCACGTTGTTGATGGCATTCTGTAAGGTACCAGTCTGCTGGCAGATAGCCAAGCGGTTCTCGCAGCAGCAGTTTGCAATCTGCTGAGCAATCTGCATGTTACCCTGCTGCAAAGCATTGATGGTCTGCATGCCACTCATACCTACCTGATTACCTACACTCTGAACCTGAGAAGTCAAAGCAGAAATGGCATTCTGAATCTGACCTTCGGTACAATTGAGCTGAGTAGCCAAATTGCTGAGCGCATTACGATTACCACCGATGGCATCCATCAAGAGGGCACGACCATTGTCGTTGTTAATCTCGTTAGCAAGACCGCCACGGCCGTTATTGCCGAAGCCACCCCAGCCATTGCCACCCCAACCCATAAGGAAGAAGAGGAAGATAACCCACATGAACCAACCACCTTCACCGCCGAAGCCATTGTTGCCCTTCATGGCGAGAAGCACATTTGGATCTACACCCTGCTTCTGGAGCAGAGGAGCAAGAAGTCCAAGCATTCCGTTTGAACCTCCGTTTTGGTTTTCACCAAAGATGTATGTCTTAGATTCTGACATAATAAATTAGTTTATTCGTTTCGTTCACTATTGAACTTGGTGCAAAGTTACGAAGAAGATGAGGCTCTGCCTAACTATGCTCAAAATAAAATTTTCGCCATCAAAGCCACTGTTCCTCAGCATTTTATGCTGAGTCACCTCCTGCTCGTTTATTTAGCATAAGTCTAAACTATACAGAAAATACCCCGAACCCGATACAACCTATCAATATTTTCCGTACTTTTGCAGAAAATAACGCTTAACTATTTATGATTATGAAGAAATTAGTAGCATTGTTTTTCGTTATAGCCCTAACATCTTGTGGTTATAAGAAAAGCATAGGGGATAAAGTATATATTCAATTTGTAGGTTCAAGCGGTCCAAGAATAACGGTTGCTCATTCAAGACCAGATTGTCCCGATATTGATTCATATAAGGAAGTATCATTAAAGGATTGTTATGCTATGACCGTTTGTGCTAAATGCGTAAAAGAGGAAGATGCACATAAAATATTAAAGGAGTGAGCCTTGCGCCCACTCCTTTCTTTATTTATTCCAATCTATCCAGTTCATCCACCGCATCCATCATGATCCTGTCAATATTCTGATTAGCGAAGTTGATGCTCTCGGTATCAGAAGATTTATCTCTGAGCTTCTTCCATCGTTTCATCTGCTTCTCTGCCAGCTCGATGATTCTAACCTTGGCAGCCTCCTTGGAGTTTTGGAAGTGATAATACTCACCTATATTCGTGATTCTCTTGTCAATCGGAACGTTCTTCGATTTCAGTCGGTCCACGTTGGCCATGGTCTTTTCCATTTCGTCCTTGTAGTTATACCACTTGCTCTTCGTTCTCTGCAAACTGCTCTGCTCACTAGGCGTATAAAGAAGAGAGCGAAGGAAAGGAATATCCTTGGTTTCCGTGTCGCTTCCGTGCTTAATAACACCGATAGCTCGCTCTGTAAAGGTAGCAGCGCCACCACCTATGCCACCGATGTAATGATTCAGCATACTAGGGTTCGTTACCATATCCAGGAAACTGTTGCCCAGCATATCCTCATTACCCTTGGCTACATCGTTGGTCTGTGCATTCACCCATTTATTCACAGCCATATATCCGTCAGGAACACCCTTGTAGGCTCTCTGCCAAGCAGGGGAATTTTCATTCCAGTCACCACGTCTTTCGATAGGCGCGCCCTTCCAGTCGGTGTTTAACTCCCATTCCACGAAAGGAGATAGGGCAGAAGGAGAGATAGCCTTGATTGTTTCATTCAATGGCTCCTTGCCAGCCGAAGAGTTACCGAGATAGTCCATCACCGGCACAAGCTGCGACATACAGCCCACGGCATCCAAGGCAGGGTTCTTCTGTCCGCTTACGTTTGGCGAGAAGGTCAAGCCAGCCGCCAAGTCGCCAAGACCATAGAAGGCTCTCAACTCAATAGCAAGCGGAATAGTAACAAACTGACCGCCGCCCTTGTAGATACAGAGATTGTTTCTTCTCACGTAGTCAGGCAGCTCGCCGTATGGGTCCTTCACTCCCTTTCTATCCTTCTCGTCCTCACTCGCAATCAGCACATTGTTACCAAGTGCAGCCAACGCACCGAGGGCAAAAGGAATGGCAAGCATATTGATAGAAGTACCCACAGGATGATTCTTCAAGTTCTTCACAAGAAGATTTGTACTCTGAATACCGGCATTGAAGAACATAGAACAATGTCTCAGATAGCTAGCCGTAAATCCGTAAGCCCATCTTGCAGCCGCCTTGCTGCCAGTCATTTCTCCGTTCTTGAAACTCTTGATGGCATCACCGCTACCATGGCGGTTGAAGTTGGTAGATACCTCCTTCGCATCATAGACCGAACGGATGATAGAGCGGTTACTGTCTCGGCTCGCACAATAGGTAGCAAATCGGGCGATATTCTCAGCCACCTCGTTGATGTTCGCCAGATTTCCGAAGAAGAAGTCACGAAGGACAGCACCGCCCTTGTCAATCTTGCTTCTTTCGCCCTTCACATCTTTTTTGTATTCCTTGGTCCAATCCTGCATGTTCTTGATCTGAACCCAACCGGTTTCGCCGCCGTTCTCCATGAACTCCTTGAAATATCGCTGAACCTTGTCGCTCATATCAAGTGTTCCGTTACGATACTTGGCAAATAAGCCCAAACCAGTAGTTCCTCTCCAATCCTTGAAGCTGATATTCGATGCACCCTTATACAAGCCCAACTGCGCATAGTACTTCGCCCATAGCGCACCATATCTTGCACCCTCCTTGGAAGTAACGTTGCTCGATGCAAACTCCGCATCACGCATGATGTTTCGCATCACGAACTCAGGGTTATAAGATGTACACAACTGCGCCATCATTCTTGAAATAGAACTCAATGGTTTCATGATTCCCTTGGCACCCGAGGTCTCCAGCAATCCATTTAGAGCCTGCGCCGCTCTAGGATTTCCGTTGATAATAAAGGTATGGGTCCTTCCGGCAATCTTCACATCTACGATATGCTGCGATTTATTCTCCGCTCTTTGGAACTTATAACCAATCTTGTCTCTGCGATAAACCTTGTATGCCATACCCTGTGATTCCTTCATCTTCATATCCTTGTTGAAGTCTGAAACAATCTGGTTGATTTCGTCAGCCGTAGCGCCCTCTGGAATATCAGGGTAGCGCTCATAGACGATGTTCACCACTGGGTCTTTCTCATACCAGACGCTTGTTTCGGTAATAAGATTGTTGCCCGAATTATTTCGCGCGAATCTTGCGAAAGCCTGACGGATAGCGTTCATGCCGCCGTTCTTGATAGCTCTGTTGCCCATCGCACCAATCTGCGCCAGTACGTTTGTTTCACTCAGATACTTGTGTCCTCTCGCTCTCATAATCGTGCTTCCGATGTAACTCTTCGGGTCGCCCTGCTCGGTAATGTAGCCATAAGTATCTTCTGCTGTAGCCTCATCATACTTTCTCAAAGGCACATACCAGTTGAACATATTAGATACATGGCCATGCAATTCCTTGCTGATGATGCCATTCTTGTAGTCGCTGTCAATAGAATACTGGGTAGCAGCCTTCACCTTATCCCAATAGTCCTTTACAGCTCCCTTCTTGATGCTCTCCATCTTCGCTTCCGAATCCATCACGCTCTGAATAGCCTCGGCATCATTGTAAGGGTCAGAAGATTTCGTCACCTCCTGAATAGCGTGCATACCCGAATAGTCGTGCTCGCCAGCTTCGAAGTCTGCATCAAAGTGATTTCTGATGCTCTCGTCCAACTGTCTGTAGTACTCCTTCAGGTCGATGTTGCCAGTCTTCAACTCGTTATCAAGATACTCCTTATCGCTATAATAACTGTTTTCCAAGAAGTCGGCATCCTGCTTCTTCTGCTCGCCCATCCTCATCTTCTTCAGGAAATCACGTACAAAGAACTCTCTGTTTCGCTCCAAGCCGTGCTTGGTAATCATGTAGAGATTGAAGTTGCGAATCTTCTCATCATCCTTCTTTCCATCAAAAGCATCCAGCACATCGGCCATGGCCTTGTCAAGAGGCTTCATCACGTTGCGCTCAAACATCTGAGCCGCATCACTCATCGCACCCTGCATGGTGTTCTGCAGTATATAAGGATTCTCAGAAGAAGCAATATCCTCAATCTTCTTATCTGGCACAATCGCATTCATCAACTTCTTCAACGAAAGCATATTGTCCATATAGCTCTCGGTGAACATATAACCATGTTCATCAAGCGAACGGTGGTATCTGTCAAGTGCCGTGCCGGCAGATGGGGTAGTACGGAAGTGAATCTCACCATCTGTAGCCTCATTCCACTCTGTCTTGGTAAGATTATCCATACTTCTAACCTTTCCGTCATTTCCGTAGAACATGCCATCATGCGCCACGACAGCAGGCATACGCTCATGGTCGAGACGGTATTTCACCGCCTCGGCTCTAAGTTTCCAATAAGGATCATTCGGATTCTTCTGCAAGTTCTTGCTCAACCAGAGCAGATACTTCACATCTTTAGTATTAGGAGCAACACGATAACCGATTTCATGAAGGAAATCAGATACCTTATTCTTGATACCATTCCAGAAGCCAGCTTCACCCTTTCCATCCTCGGCGAGTCGGGCTATGCCTTCCTCAATAGCATCATAGATATTCAGAGGATTGAACTTTCTCTCCTCATCCACCAGCTTCTTTAAAGCCGCATTCTCAGGCTTATCCAAGTCATACCATACTTCACGAAGGAACTTATCGAATCGTTCATCACCAAACAACTCTCTCATTCCCTTGTGTCCAACCACCTCATGCCAGATGGTCTTCTCGGCAGTATATCTGTCGTGGATATTAGGCATGTAAAGATGCACCTCGCCAGTCTTCTCGTCATACCAGCCAGTTATCTTTCTGCCATCCTCAATAGCAGCCTTCGCTGCCTTGTTGGTGATTTCATCAACCGATGAAACCATGTTCACCTTTGCGCCAGTCTTCTGAGCCACCTTTTCGATATGGTTCTCAACCGATGAAGCAGGGTAGTTGCTTTCGCCGTTATCTGTGCGGAACTTGGTGCCGCCATTCTTGCCCCATTCCTTGTAGGCATCCTTTGTCATTTTTACGTTGACGAACTTAGCCTGAGGGAACTCCTGTTCCAGTTCAGCCATCTGCTTCAAGAACTTCTCCTTGGTTTCAGGGTTCTGTCTGCCTTGCTCTACGGTAGTGATAGGCACACCAAGTTTTACAAGCTCTCTCAACTGGCTAGGGGTAACTACGTTCCAAGGGATAGCCAATCCTGTTCCTCTCAGTTGGTCGGCGATTTTCTCAGCAACCTCCTCGTCAGGCAATATTCTTACTGCCTTTCTCCATCTAGAGAGCATCACGCTTCTCTGTCTGTCCTTTGGCAGAAGGCTGTTTACTGTTCCAGAAGTCCAAGGCACCAAGCCCACAGAGTTCTTTGCGCCCTCGGCGTGATAGCCGCTAGTCTTCTCGCTCTCAGGAATCTCCCATTCTACAACCTTGATGTTGCCTCTAGCGTAAGCGCCAGAGAACTGATCGTTCATCACCGAAGTAGAAGTGTGCATGTAAGGGTTATAAGCCGCTGGCACTGGTCCTTCACCTGCCCCAGGGTTCTTATCGGTCTTTACAAGTTGGAACTTACCGTTCTTCACAAGGTCAGGTCGCTCGTCTGCGCCCATCCAAGCACCAATCTCTGTAGCATCAGTACGCTTTCCGTCAATGATAGCAGCCATAGGGGAGTAGAGCTTACCGTCCACCTCCTGCATTCCGCTATACATTCTGAAAGTCTTCTCCTTGTTGAGGCGGTCCAGTTCATCCTTGTCGGTAACTCTGTAGGCATAGCCGTTTTCCTCAATGTCATTCATGGCAATATCATCAATCTTTTCATTGAAATCATCCATGATGTCATTGAGAGCCTTATCCATCTTGCTTTTATCAGAAATTTCAAAGAGTTTATGCCATGCGTTCTTTACAGCTTGCCACAAGGAGTTATCGCCTCGGTTGCGCAATTCGTTAACTGCGTTCATGATTCGCTCACCTAAAGAAAGGTCAAGTATCTTTCTCTGCTTTCCACCTGCCATTTCAGCAGCAAATTCATACTCATCCTTACCACCATAGTTACGTCTCTTTCCTTCCTCCCAAACAATTCTACCATCAGCCTTAGCCTTATTGTAAATATCAATAACAGTCTTTACAGCTTCAATCTGCTTAGGAGTAAGCATACCTTCTGCCTTTCCGTCCTTTACAAGGTGGATGGCACCCATAGTAGCCTGATGAATTAACTCATGCAGAATGGTATGAGCCGCCTCTTTAGGGTTTGTGTATGTTCTAGAAAGAGTATCAATAAAGAGATTAATGTTTCTTTCTGGTGTAGCTTCACCAACATTGCCTCTCTCGTCACCCTCGTCCATGCCACCAAACTCAACTCCGAGTCGCTTGGCTATATCGCGCGCCTTCTCAAAGAGTCTTCTTGTGCCTTCTTCTTTTGCTTGATTTGTCGCCTCAAAGAGTCTAGATATATCTGCAAAAGAGGCTTTAGCTCCTCTTCGCAATCCATAGCCATCTGCGAGAGCTTTGGCTCGAACTTCTCGATAGTCCATTTCTCTCCTTGCGGCAGTTTTGGCAGCTTCAAGTTCAGCTCTTTTAAGTTGCACAAGATGCGTTCTACCTGCTTTCTCTCGGTTTCCAAAAGTTCGTCCCCAGAATCTAACTTCATCTTCTAGTCCATTTAAAGTGTAAGTAATTTCAGAAGCCTTGTATCTAGAAAATTCTGAGGTATAATAGTCAAGATGTCTGTTAAACTCGGCTTTATCCTCATTCGACAAGTCCTTAGTCAACTCGTCAACTCTATCATCAAACTTCTTTTCAATCTGCGAAGATACGTTTTTATCTACATCTTCCGGAATGATTCTACTATTCTTAACATCTTTTGTATCTGTTTTAGAATACTGCAAGCCTCGGTCCTCACGGAAGTGGGTGCCTTCATCCTCAGAAGTATTGCGCTCCTCCTGTACCTTCACGCCCATCTTAGACAAGCGGTCCAGTACTGGCTTCAACTGCTCTGGCTTGAACTCAGCAAGCATATTATTACCTCTGGTCTCGAAGTTATTGCCATTAACCAGTTTCAGCAAATCTTCATCCATGAAGTACTTGCCGCCCTTCGCCTTGCTCTTCGGTACACGAAGCTCGTAGAAGTTGCCACGATTGTTGTCTATGCGCTTCACCTTTACTTCACCATCCGATGAAGTAACCTCGTCAATACCACCATGCCAAGAAGAAAGCTCAAACTTCTCGGTCACGCTGTTGATAGGCGCATCCGTAGTCAAGCCCTTAGGGTCGAATCGGTCTGGCATCAAGATACCAGTCTTCACCTCGCCAGTATCAGTTGTATATTTCACCAGCTGACCGCCCAAGCCCTGATCCTTGCTGTCAACCAAAGCCTGCATCAGGTTACCGGTCACGATATAGCCATTCTTGCGGCTCTCATTGCTAGTCAGTCTATCCCAGTTATCAAAGTTTTGGTTCAATACTCTGAGATGGCTGTCTCCCATACTGATTGCCTGCTTAGTCATGTTGTCGATGGCACTGATAACATCTATATTGCCTTCACCTGCGCCTACCTTACCCACGATAGGGAATGTAATCTTTCTTCTGCCATCCAAGGTAGCGAAGGAAACCGAAGAGGCGTTAGGCGAGTAGTTATCAGTAATCTTGATGTCAATAAGTCTACCGTAACTGTTACCGAATCCGCTCAACTCGTTAGGGTTATTCATATCCGTAGGCAGAACGAAAGTCTGGTTTGTATCGAAGGTATCAAGCACACGCTCAAACATTTCAGCCTTGGCTTTCAGGTTCTTCACCACGTCGTTCAGCTTATCTTTCTCCTGCTTGTAGATGTTGTCATACTGATAGCCAGACATCTTCTCAATCTGCTCATCGCTCATACCCGAATCCTTCTGACCCTTCTTGCCATCCTTGATATACTTCTCCTTAGCCTTGGTTGCAGCCTTCACGGCACGCTCCTCATACTTCTGAGTCTCGTCCGCAATCTTCTGGTCGAAGTACTCCTTCACGGCAGCCTTCTTCTCGGTCTTGTATTCATCCCACGTCTTACCACCAGTCAAACCATCCTGCGAAGCCTTCACCTCAGAAGCCTTCATTGGCTTCTTCAAGATGGCCATGTTCACCTTTTCTATATAGGTGTTGTCTGCAAAGGCGTTATCGCCGCCCGGCTCAGCACCCTGCTTCCAAACTTCCTTGTGGAGAGTCTTAGCCTTCAGAGAAAGCTCGGTAATCTCAAGGTCGTTCTCACCCATTTCGTTGAGTCGCTGAATCTCGTTGGCATAAAGCTCGCCAATCTCCTGCAACATCTTCTCCTGCTCAGAAACCCTCAGCAGAGCCATACGACCAAGCAACTTGCTTGCATCGGCACCAGCTTCGCCATCACCAACACCGCCACCGCTAGCAACAAGAGTCTGCGGGTCGATTCTAGACAAATCATCGCCATTACTCTTTTCCCATCCGAATGGATCAGCCATGCGAGCATAAAGGTCAAGATGCTCTGCCATATACTCACGAACCACCTTATCACCATATTTATTGGTAATATCGGCAACTTCCATTTCGTTGAACTTACTCTTCTGAGAAGAAGTTGTATTGGCATCAAGTGACTTCAACTTAGCCTTAAACATCATCAGCAGTCGCTGCTCGGCAGGGATTAGGGAAACCACATACTCGTATGCGCCTCTAGCCACCTGACCGGTTCGGTCGATGCGTCCACGCATCTGAACTTCATCGTTTACGTCGAGCTGCTGCTGCGCCACGATCATCACACGCTTCTTCTGATCCTTATACTTGCTCGAAGCATGAAGGGAAATACCGGTTGCTGCACTCTTGTTGAGAATAAGCGCATCAATCTTACCATCGTTAAAGTCGCGCGCGAGTTTCTTCTTGTCTGTGTCAGCACGCTTTACCTTGGTAACAGTTCCGTTGTCGTTATAAACAAACTCGGTCTGTCTACCGGTCAGTTCGCCAACCTTATAGCCGGCCTTCTGCAGTTCGTTCTTGATAACATCAATAGGGGAGAGTGAAAGACCGGTACTTGTCTGCTCAATCTTCTTTTCCAGTTCGTGATAAGCCTCAACTGCCTCATCGCCCAAATCCGAAAGCTTGATGTAGCCGCTTTCACTATTATCCTTTGCGTCCTTCTGAGTATATCGAAGTGTACCCTCCAGACCCTTTTTCAAAGATGTACCCAAGTCTGGTGCGTCCATTTCCTCACCAAGCGCAAGGTTGCCTGTCTGCGATTCGTTGGTATTGTTCAACGCAATCACAGGCTTCATGCCCTGCTTCAAATAGTCGATGGCACGTTCTGCAGCAGACTTCGCTTTCAAGGAGAGAAGTACCTGCTGAACGGTATTGAATGCCTTGCTTGCAAAAGGCTGATTCTTGATTCCCAGGGCAGCCGTACCCTTCTTGATTCCCATAGTAGACTGAATGGCAGCCAGCTCATCATTACGCTCATCCACGTAACTTGAAACATATTTCTTTTGGAAATTGATAATATCATTAAACAATCCGATGATACTGTCATACTGTTCTCGCTGCTCCTGCACTCGCTCAGGATCATCAATAGCCTTCCAGTCGATGGTTACGCCAGTCATATCTCGTTCACGGCGAATCATCTGACCGCATTGTGTCAAGGTCTGGCTCATGATTTCCTGCAAGGTTGCACCACCACGCTTTACCGCATCAATCAAGTCGGATGATTTCATACCGCCCTCGTTCATGGCAGTACGCAAAGCATAGATAGGCATGTTGTCTGGTCTCTTGGCAAAGGTTGCAGAGAAGAAGGTAACGTTCTTTGCTTTCTGAATAATGTGTTGGAAATAGTTTCCCTGTCCGCTATTGCCACCAGCCGTGTGGCTTTCGTCAAGGATAAGATAGGCGTTACCCATCAGTTTTTCAATGGCATCACGTCTTCTTTGTCCGCTAAGGGCAGCAGCGCCGAATGTCTTACCCTTTGCAAGTTTCTTCTCTTTTCGGGCACCATTCTCGTCAAACTCATACACACCATTGCTTACTTGGCTGTAAGTAGTCAATACATAGTCATATTCGTCTGGCAGTTTTCCGTTCTTTTCGATGTAGTCGAGCACACGCTTCACCTCGCTCTTCGATGGCAAAGCAAATACAACTTTTCCGTCTGAGTCGGTAATGGCAGCTTCCTTGGCACTACCGAATACAAATGGTCTTAGGTCTGGGCTCCCAATATCCACCAAGTCACGGTAAACATCACTCAGCAATCCTGCTGTCTTGGTGAAATATACAGGAACCTGACCCTGCTTCTTGGCGTATCTGATAAGCGAAGCAGCCTGCCTTCCCTTACCGATACCAGTCATATCGCCGATGATAAAGGCGTTGCCCTTCTTAGCCTGCTGCAAGGCAAGGGCTACAGAATCAACCTGCTCTGCGGCAAGATGAGAATACAAATCATCCTTATCATTATAGCCCAGTTCATCAACAAGGAACTGGTCGGCATCGCCCAACTTTTCAAGATTCTTGTTTACTGCCTCCTGCTGGTCGGCAGGCATCACGGCTTTCAGAGTGAATGGATTTCCACTCTTAGGGGTATAGGTAACTTTCTCTGTACTTAGTCCACGTACGGATTTGTCCACCCGCTGTAATTGTCCCCGTGGTCCGCTTCCGCTCCCGGCGTTGGCAGATTCATCAGCACTTGGCTGAGCGTCATTCCGTCCAGCTCCTCCTGATCCATTTCCTCGCTGCTCATTGGTTCCAGTGGTTGGTTCTTTGCTTGGAGAAGGCTCTGTCCCTGTTCCGTCTGCTCTACTATCTCCATTAGGAAGTTCTCCATCTTGTCTTGGCTCGGTTCCTCGTTGATTTTCCAAGTCATCATTGGTTCCTGATACGGAAGTGGAGTCAAATAGGTCAGACTCTCGCTTACCATCTGGTTTGCTTCCTCCTCGTTTTCCTGCTCGTACTCCCTCTTTAGGAGTACCAGTAGCGCCTTGTTTATCAAGTTCTGGTTGAGCACTTCTTGTTTCTCCTCCGATGGAAGAATCCATCCGTTCACCTCGTAGTATATCATCTTCAATTCGTTTATAAAGTTCGTCATAATCTTTCACGGTTTCAGCTCTGGCCTTATCCTTTACTGGTGGAAAGGCATTCTCGTTCAAGCGTCTTCCGTTTATTAATATAATACGTGTAGGGTAGCTGGTTCCCTGTTTTGCATAGAGACTTCCATCCACATTAATCACGTCCTCCACATTATAGTGGCTATAGAGATAACCAAGGAAAGCCTTATCCTTCGGATTCAGACTTCCGTTCTTGGCGTATTCTGTCTTGCCGCCGATGATAATGGCAGCACGGCCATCGTCCTTCATGCTCTCCAAGGCATTAATAGCCATCTGTCCTTCCAAAGAAGAAATCTTGTAGCCGTCATACTCCTTAGTGGTAGCACTACCAAATGGTGGATTTGTCACCACCACGTCAACGTCCTTGTCTGCAAAAGGCTGGGTTCCGTCCTGACTGGTCACATTCTTGAAGCCCTGTCTTCTCAGGTTCGCCAATCGCTGGGCATCAATATCGTTCACATGCACCTTATCCATTGGCAAGCCGATGGTAAGCATGCCGTTGCCGGCACTAGGCTCCAGAGCACTTTCAATCACCTTGCCGTTGCCCTTCACATACATATCTGCAAGGAAAGCATAAGGGGCAGGGGTAGAGTACTGCTGCTTCATCACTCGCTCAGAATCTCTCTGGTTGAGGCTAGGCTGATTCTCATAGAGCGTCTTGATGCGTTCAAACTTCACGGCATCGTTGGTCGATTCAGAAGAAGCGATACCTCTTGCTCGCTTAACAATAGCAGTTTCAGCAAGCTCCTGAAGGTCTGTGTCCTTAATATCCTTCAAACCAACTCTCTCAGCTATCTTTCTCAGCTCAACAATACCGTTAAACTTGTGTTTGAAGCCCAACTGTAGGTTCACGACATCAATAAACTTCTTCTCAGCCATCTTTCTCTCCTCGGCAGTCTTGGAGTCACCCACCAGATTCTCCTGATGCTTAGGCGAAGTCTTCTCGTAGTAGTCAGCCCAATCCTTCAAGCTCATACGCTGCTCTCCGTCACGATAGCGGATATTCATCATCTGCTCATAGATGGCATCCACGTCTTCCTTCTTAAAGAGCTTGGCAGCAGGGGCAAACTCCTTGCGCATTTCCTTCACCACGTCTTCAAGATTGTGCATGCCTCTCTTGATTCTCAGATAAGCATTTTCGGCCATGGCGCTCACCAGCTTAGGCAACACTTCCAGCTGTCTAGAGTTAAGACCAATAAACGAAGCAGAAATTTCATCCTTGCCGGCATTCTTGAGCATATCCCAAAGGTCATTAACTTTCTTGTTTGAAGCCGCTACTGCTGCATCGTCAGCAGTTTGCTGAGGCTTCTTTTCGGTTTTTGCTTTCTTCTCCTTCTCGAATCCTTCTGCTGCATTCTTGATTCCTTCCATAGGGTTAGCAGATGGTTCCGCTTTAGGAGTCTCAACCTTTGGTTCAGTCTTCTGCCCTCTGGTCTTGGCAAAGATGCTTTCATAGATAGCACGATGCAAATCATCCGTCACCTCACCATTAAGATAATCAAGAGCAATATCCTTGGATAAATCATCCACGTCAGCCTTTATGATCTCCTCCTCAGTCAGAGGATGCTCCTTCTTGAATTCCTGGGCGGCCGCCGCAATCGGGTCAAAAGTAGGGTCTGGCTTCTCTTCTTTAGGAAGGAGTGGGAGAGGTTTTTCTTTTACCTTACCGTCAACATATTCGACAACCTCATTCAAGTCACCAAACTTCTTGCCATCATACTCATAGTAAGAACCGGTGTATTCGCCCTTTTCGTTTGGTTCATCCACCTTCATCACTTCCTTGTCGCCATCAATCAGAATCTTCTGCTTCATGATAGGACCGTTCTTTGATGGAGTCTCGGTTTCCTCGTCCGTCACCTTAATGCGGCTTTCGAGTTCTTTGTTTACTAAGTCGTCTGGTTCTTCTACTCTTGGTCGTTCTGGTTCTGTTCCTGCTTCTGCTGGTTCATTTCCTCCTGATGCTTCTTGTTGAGGTTCTTCATTGCCTGAAACATCATTGCCTCCTTCATTTTCTGAATGTCCTGTTCCATAATCTTGCCATTTTTTAAAGTTCAAATACTCATTAATTAACTCTTCCTTGATAGGAGCTGCCTCAAACATATTGCCCTCGCCAGTATTTCTAGCCTTAGCGATGCGGTTGTATTCGTCAAGCAAATCTCTGAAATCAGAAACCTTGCCCTCCAAGGCTAAAGCCATCATCTGAGAGATAGAAGAGTAACGCTTAGCTGCATCCTCACCAAACATGTCTGGTGTTCTCAGCAACGTATCAACCTTATTGCTACCCTGTCTTGCCTCATAGAGCAACTGGATAGCTTGGTCTATCTCATCACGAAGAGAGTAATCGCCCAGCTTCATATTGTCCATTACCGAGCGGATAGCGTTGATAGCTTTATTCTTCACCGTAGAGTCGATGCCCAGCATTCTGATAGTCTCTGGCTTGAAGATTGAACCCAAAAGAAGGTTCTTCACATACTCCCTGCCTTGTGCAGAAAGTCGCTCAGGGCTATCCATCATCTGTGCCACCTCGTTCTGTCCGATGATGCCTTTATCTACTAACGTCTTCACCAAGTCATTTATTGCCTTGGAATTGTTAAAGAAAGCATCAAGAGAACCATTTCCCTCAATCTCGGCAACAATCGCGCCTACCTCGTCAGAAGTCAAGGTCTTAGCCTTGGCAACCGCCTGCTCCGTATTACTCTGAGTCTTCTTCTCGTTTCGGTTGAACTTAGCGAAGGTAGCTGCATCGTATGGCAATCTCTCATCGGTCACCAATACCAGACGTGGATGCTCGATTCCGCTCTGCTCAATCTGCTCTCTGGTAAAGCCGAAGTTCTCAGCATTCTCCAGAAGGTCGTTGATGTATTCAGCGTCTGTGCCTTCCTTTGCAGCCTTCTGTCCTGCCATGGTTCTACCGTTACCATCATAAACGATACCTTCGTCAGATACCACTGGCACCTGCTCGATAGCCATACCGTTATACTTCCTAGCAATCTGGTCCGTATTCTGCTGAGCCGCCTTGTCGTGTTCATAATCACGGTCATTCACGGTTCTGCCCTCAGCATCGGTAGGGAATCCCTCAGATTTCTTATAATCATTATTCACATCGTGAGAAGGAGTAAGACTTTCTGCCGGAACAATCTCATAGTGTCCCTTAATCTTGGTCTCTCCGTCAGGCAGCATTCGCGTGCGCTTGTTGCCTACAAGTCTAGGTGCATTCACAAACTTCTGTGCAGCCACGCTGCCAGCCTCATGAGCACCCTCAGTCTGTTCTGTCTTACCCACGGTCTCGGCAACCTTCTTGGCAGTCATAGCCTTCTTGATATTCTGAGCGTGGTCCAGCTGCTTTTTGGCAGCCTCAATAGTCTGATTCTTCAAAGCCTCCTGCTCCATGATGTCGTTAGGCTCGGCAGTATAGTCCACCTTCATCTTTTCGGCATCCTTCAAAGCCTTCTCTGCTTTCTGAATCTGTCCATCCACCACCTTCTCAGCATTCTCCCCGAAATCCTCAGTAAGAATCTCCGCACTCTGCTCTGGAGTCATACTAGCATAGTCTGGTGTAGGTCTTCCCTTGCTATCCGTAGCCATAGGTACATCTGTGCCATCGGCAAACTTTCGGGTTTGCTGAGGCTGCTCTTGTGGTGCTAAGTTCTCATTTGTGGTATTATCTTCGCCCGATGTGGTATTATCTTTTGTTAAATTACCCTCTTTTGTTGTACTATCTTCCGATTTTGTGGTATTATCTTGTGGTGCATCCTGCTCCTGCTGAGGCTTTGCAGCATCCAACATAGCCTGCTCCTGGGCTGCCTGATTATAAGGCTCAGAGTTCTTCATCTGCAATCTTTGGCGATACTCAGCAGCAAACTGGTCGATAGGCTGGTTTTGGAACAGAGTAACCTCATCTGCCTTCACGTAAACCATTTCCTTTGTATTAGGATCTAAGCAGACGAGCATATCGCCGCTTCCTTCCTTCGCTCTGCCTGTAGTCTGGTCGAAAGAAACATCACCCGAACCAACAAGAAGAGTTCTTCCGTTGCTGTCTTGAACATACAAAGCCTGTTCGCCATTCATCGCCTGTCCGTTCAAGGTTCCGTGATAGCTCCAATCAGAAATAAAGCTCTTCACGTTTTCCTCTATAGCATCAGCAGTAGCCTGCTGCATACCCTGCACTCTAGCGTTCGCATTAATATATTGTGCAAGTGGGGTCAACTCTTCTTGTATCAATCCATTCTGAATGAGTGCATCGTAAATCTGTGCCGGCGTTAAGCCCTGCTGGTGCAATTGCTCAAAGGTTTGCTTGAACACATCGTTGCTATCCATCGCTGCATCAAGGGCTTGCTCTGCGTTGCGAAGGTTGCGCAACTCATCAACTACCACGCCGCTATCCGGATTGTCTGTTCCCAGACTATGCTCCTCGGCAACCGTCTTACCTTGGCTGGCAGACTTGTCTGCGTGTGGCCTCCAGCTAGGGAAAAGCTCATCTTCGAGTGCTCTCTTCACATGATAGAAGATTCTGTTCTCCTCATCAGTACGCTTCATCGGGTCCTTGCGCATGATTTTGTCAATATCAATAACAATGCTTCCTTCTTTACCAAGAAGTTCTTTTATAGAAGCCATGAAGTTATTAGTATAACCTTTGCTTTCTGATCTGAGGTAGCCAAGCAAACCGTTTTTATCTGCATACTTCGTCCAATCAAGATAGAGCGCACTCTTCTGGTTGCGCAACTCATTAATCAGTCGGGCATTATTCGGGTCTGTAATATCCTTATTCTCGTCATATCCGTTTTCCTTGAGGAATCTAAACGCTAGATTAGTGACAGTTCCATCATCATCTATGAACTGCATATCCTTCATCCTTGCGTAGCCCATCAGCGACATCATATCGTCATTATCACGATAAAGCTTCTGCTTGTAAAGGATAGCTCTGCGCTCATCGGCATTCTTATAAGAGGTACGTGTAAGCAGCGTTCCGTTCTTGGTGTATTCCAGAATCTGCTTATTCTTCACGTCGTTCACGCTTCGGTAGCTTTTGCCTCTTGTCGTGTTAAACAGTCCCATGGCCGCATTCACCTTCTCTTTGGTGCTCTGAGAAACGTCAGGGTCGTTCATGAAATCCGTGTAAGCAGTCTTATACTTCGGATCTCTTGGTGCTGTCTTCGATGCACGGTCCACCTTCACGAAAGCATCCATCAGATTCTTGCCCGATGCAGAAGAAATCAACTCGTTCTTCTCGTCAGCAGTCAGACGAATATCCACGGCAATAGGGGAGCCGTTGGCATTCTTTCCGATCACGAAATTACCACCGCTATTATGAGTAAGATGATGCAGAATGTTGCCCATCTTCACGAAGTTGCTAGGCTCGCCAGCCTTGAATGCACCCACCATCACAACATCTTCCAGCCAAGTGCCGAATGAAATATCCTTATCACCGGTCACGTTGTCGGCAACCATCATGGTTCCAGCCTCAACGCCCAGTCCGGCGGCCGTAGCACCAAACTTCTGCGCGCCATGAAGCAACCGCTCGCCAGTACTCTTCTCCATACCTGTAATACCGAACTTGGAAACCCAAGGAGACATGATTGCGCCCGAAATTCCAAACATCGCACCTGTTACCGCACCATGCTCAGCACCTTTCAGACCAGCCTCGCCGATAGCCTGCAGCGAAGTATCATCGCCAGTAGAAGCCTGATTCAAAGCAGCAGTTACACCCGAATATCCTGCAAGGTTCAGAGCACCTGTTGCTGTTCTGGTTCCCAATCCCGACATGATTTTCTGTGCCGTAGTCATGTTGGCCACCTTGAAAGCCATCTGTTGGGCGGTAAGCTTCTGTGCCGCCTTCATCACGCCAGCCTTCACCAGTCCGTTAGTCAGAACTCGGGTTCCTGCATTCACGGCAGCACTTGCGCCGGCACCGATTACGGCGAGCGGGCCAGAATCAGCAGCCATGTTTACGGCAGTAGATGCGAATCTCGTACCGATTCCCGAGCGATAGGTTTCATCCTTGTGGCCGGCAACCTTCTGAATCTCCGCATCACCATCAGCAATAGCAATACCTTCCTGCAATCTCTGTCTTGTATCTCTAGACATAACAGATGGAGCCACCACCATACCGATAATAGAGTTGATGAGGTTCTTGGCAATATAGTCAAGCGCACCATGAGGCATAATTTCCTCCTGATTACGCATCGTCAGAGCCTTCTGAGCATAGTTCATAATCTCTGGAGTAACGTATTTGTCCACGTATTCCTCTACACTCATGTTCAGTTTCTCTGCGCTCTCGGCAATATGGCGCTGCATTCCCTTCTGCGAATAAATCTCGCCGATTTTCTTGCTGAGATTGTTCATCAGAACGTTCTGGCGGTTCACCTGCTCCTGAGTCTGGGCATCACGGAAAGCCTGTTCCTTTACCGATTGAGGCGCATAGATGCCGCCCTTCTCGTCAAGGTTCTGCTGATACTGCTGACGTGTCAATTCCTGTGCCTCGTTCATGGAAGAATCAACCAGATTGAGCAGATCATTACCCAAAATACCTTCGGACTGGCCGTCATTCCTTACGAACTTGTTGCCCTCAACCTCATACTGGGCGAATGCTCTAGCATCGTCCTCTCTCTGCTGCTTGGCTCTAGCCTGTTTAGCCTCAGGAGTGGAAAGCTGCTGCATCGTTTCGTTGAAGTTCTTGGCAGTAGGAGTTATTCTGCTTCTGCTGATAGGGGTTGCTCTCTGCTGCTCCTGACGTGCTGACTGCTCTTGTGCTCTTTGCATGCGTGCGCGCGCATTACTAGCCTGCGCCTGCTGCATCGGGTTCATCTGGTCGTTACGCATGTGCATCAACCGCCAGTTCTGCATGTAGTCTGTACCAGAGGTAGTAGCCGTTCTAGGCTGCTGAGCCTTCTGCTGCCTTGGCTTCCGATACTGAGCAGCCACTTCCTGCGCTCTCTGCTTCATCGTCAGCTTCTTGACAGGCTGAACTGGCTTCTGCTGCTGAGGCTTCGGATTTACTGCGTGAAGTCCGAGTCGCTGCGCAAACTCCTCATACGAACTACTGGAAACAGCACCGTCTGCATGAAGCGCATCATAGAGCTGCTTTCTGTTATGATAGCCCTGCTTGCCAGGCGCATACACGAACTGTCTGAAATGTTCTCTAGTTCCCGATACTGCGCCATCGGCTTTCAAGGCGTTATAAAGTTGGTCAAATTTATCTCCAGCCATATATTATATATTAATGTTTATAATCCAAGTTTCTTTGTATTTTTATAGCCGTTCTTCGACTTGCCGGCAGGCTTTGGTCTGTTTCTCGCATTCCTAGCCGCATTCTGCGAAGCTGCTGCCTGACTGGTAACAGATGCACCCTTTCTTCTTGTGGTGGTCGTTACCTCTGCGCCAGTCTTCGGATTGATGGTCTTTGTACTGGTAGAAGTAGAAGTCTCGCCCTGCGGAAGCTTGCCGTATTCACGGTAGTACTCCTGTTCCCACATGGTCTTGTTAGGCTGATAGCGCATCTTGCCGTTCTTATCCTCAAACCAGTACTTGGCTCCCGAGCCGCTACCGCTCCTGCCTGACCGTCCACCGCCGCCACGCCCCTTATGGGTTGCGTTGTACTGCTGAATAGCCAGACGCTGCCTAGCCTGCTCATCCTTCACCTTGTCACGCCCCTTCTTATACTCGAAGTCACGCTTATCCTTATCCTTCTTATACTGGTCAGCTGCCGCATCCTTTCCCTTTCGGTACTCAAACTTATCCTTGGCAAGCTGATTACCTTCGCCACGAAGCCCCATAAGATACTCCTTATAAACCTGATCAGCCTGTGCTTTTCGGTTATCTAGGTCGAGATTTGCCTGCTTATAGGCAGCATCCGCATCAAGGGCAGCCTGTTTCTGTCTCTGAGCCTTGCGGTTTTGATAACCCTGTTCCATCATGGCAGTAGGGTCGTTGAACACCTGCAGAGGCGCACCCTTCGAAGTGTTGATGATGTTTCCCATGTGGCGAAGAGCATCGGCAAAGGCAGCGATATTCTCACGGTTGGTAGTGATTCTGCGGTCATATTCATCTGGAGTCTCGCCCTCACGCATTCCCGGTCTGCTCTTCGGCATAATCTTGCCGAGCCAACTGAAAAAGCCGCCATCCCTCTTTTTAGGATCAGCCTCAAACTCTGGAACCTGCTGTTCCTGCGGCATCTGAAAGCCGCTCAGAGCAGTAGAAAGCGTATCATAGCGAGGTGTTCCGTCAGCATTCCAACCAGTAGAAGGCTGCGGCATTCCCTCAAAATTGCTCTGAGGCTGGGGAGTATTCTCTGCTGCATCGCCCATGTAAGGAGTCTGTACTGGTCCCAAGGCAGGGTTAGCATTACCATTCCCCTGCGGAACGAACTCTTCCTGATTAGGCATCTGGGTGAAGTCTGTAATAGGTGCTGCGCCAGTCTGAACAGGCTGAGCCTCAAACTTACCGGTAGCACCGCCCCCATTCCCGAAAAAGTTAACCCCCGCGGCACCGCCATTTACCCCCGCGGCTCCTCCGTTGCCTCCATTCATCACCTGATCATAATCGGGATATTTCGCCCTCATCAGGTCATGTACAGCCTCAGGATAGCCGCCGATAGTTACCGGCTTCTTCCTAGGCTGCTGCGTATTCTGATTATTGTTTACTACCATAAGTGTTGCATATTCTTAAATAAATCTATAACATCATCACCAAATAGCCTAACCGTAACCTTTAAGCTTGGAGAAATATCTTTCTGGTTTGTAACGTCTCCATTAGAATTGTCATCTTTGACAGGAGAAAGTTTCTTATCCTCTTCCTCGCTTAAATCAGGAAGCTGAGGGTTGAAACTGTAGCCATTCGCTAAGCGGCGATATTCTTTGAAGTCTTCTGAACAAATGGGTTTTTCGCCAACTATAGCCTTTGCCATCTTCCGAATCATCTTTACAGCTTCAATACCGTATTCACGATACTCCTTAGAGTATTTACGAACCTCTTCAACCAGCTTGGTCTTCTCCTCCAACTCCTTCTTGGTAGCCGCCAGTTCATTGCCCAAGTCGGCAATTACCTCGTCCTTCTCTGCAATCACCTTCTCTTTATAAGCGAGAGCACTCTCGGCACTCTTCAAAGCCCGAGCATCAATCTCGTCAACAATCTTGTCTGCAAGCTTCTTCTTCAACTTCTCGTTCTCCCCAACATATTTCAGACCTAACTCGGCAAGATTCTTCTCACGAATCTTTGTAAGGCGAAGTTCCTCTGCAACGTCAGCCAAAACAGCGTTCTTGTCATGGATGATGCTGTTCAACTTGGCAATCTCCTTGCCGAGACGCTTAATCTTCTTTCCCTGCTCATCCAACAAGGCATCGTTGAACTGGGAGGCTGATTCTTCAAGGGCAGGGTTTACGCCAGTATCTTCTTTGATGCGGTTCTCAGCAGAACCGGGAGCCTTTGTGTTCTTTTCGTACTCCTTTCGCAAACGGTCCTTGCGAGCTTCGAAGACATTTCCAAACATCATAATCATATAACCAGCAGAGCAAACAACCTGCATTGCTTCACAAACCTCAGTAGACTCGTATTCTTTAAAGTATTCACTAACAACTCCGGGTTTGCCAGGTCCTCCAAGACTGAAACCTTCCTCCTTCAATATCTTCTTTGCTTCTTCTAATGTCATAATCTATTTTGTTTTAATGTTTAACTTTTCGTGAACATTTCTATTGAGAAACGCACTAATTCCTCAAATGTGAAGGGAATGTTATCGGCTTCATCTTCATGAGCCATATTCCATGTTCCCTTCTTTAGTTTCGGGAGGTTCTTTATAAAAGGCTTTCTGTTTATGTAAGCAACAGCTAAACCTTTTGGTCTATGATGCCTTTCGTATTCTTTTCTACCACACAGAATAATCTTTGTTCTATTCATAATCTATAATATTTAATATTATTAACACTTCCCGAAAATTCAGGAGTGGGGAAAATCGGAAAACCGAAATCCAGAAAAAGGGGGTGGGGGGAGGCAGAATTTCTTTATTTGTATTATTCTACTATAATTAGCAACGGTGGTCGAAGGGGGTGGGGGTCTTGGGGTCGCCTGTTGTGCCTCGTCCACCTTGCCTATCGCTCGTCCGCTCCACCTCCTAGCTGCTACCCAAGCCCCGACAAGCCAACTGCCTTCTTCAAGCGGTATTGGTTCTTCTCCTCGGGAGTCATCATGCTCTCAGCCAAGTGGTCGCTTGCGGCAGAATGAGCGGTTCGGTCTTGTTGTGTTACAATTGTGTTATCAATTGGCTTTCCATTTGAGCCTAAAGCGTTGGTTTTAACCGCCTTAGTACTTTCGAGTTCTGACCCCAATTGGTTCACACCGAAATTGAACATAGCATTTGACGCATTTTGAGCCGCATCGCTAGTGGCTTGCGCCTTCTGCTGCTCGATTTGCTGACGTTCTCTAGACAACTGCTGAGTGTTCTGAAGGTGAGCATCCTCCACATGCTGCTTGCGAGCCGTGTCCTGTGCCGCTACGTTGGCTATCGTGTCGCCCATAGCCTTGTTAGCTGCTTCCTTCGCCATCGCCACACTTGCAGCAGTTCCACCGCCAACGGCAGCAGCGCCATCAGCCTTGCGAACATACTCGTCCTGTACTTCCTTCGCCCTTCTCATGAGGTTCTGCCCTGCTTTCGTATCAAGGTAGTCCGTATTGTAGTTCTTGTCGTACCAAGCCTTCTCAGCGTTCGTTCTGTACGTGTTCTCGGCTTGTGCCCTTCTAGCTGCCTTCTTCGCCTTGTTAGCACCGAAGAGAGAAGACGCAACACCGCCCGCCAAGGCAGCAGCACCTAATATCCACTCCTTTTTGTCCGTGAGTACAGGACAAGAGGTCAAATGCTTTGGGATTTTTGATAATATTTCCGTCATAATTGCAATTATTTGATGTTTCGAGGGCAAATATATAATATTTGAAGTTCCGTTTTGCCGTGTTCCAACCTCGTTCAAAATCGCCCCAAATCCCACCAATTTCTTTCTCGGGGCGCAATCTACCCCTTCTCCTTCTCCCTCTTCTCCCTCTAGAAGACCCATTTTGTAAATATATGTGATTATTGTAAAGAAAAGACAAGTGGTTAAATATAAGCAAGTTAGTCTTAATCGTCTCATAGGATCGATAAAGCCATGGTGTAAAGAAAGTTCTTATTTCATAAAAGAAGATTCTTTGCAAACAAAAAATGGGGTTTGCATTAATAGGTACGCACGCACGCAAGGAGTTCGTTAGCAAACTTTAACTAGCCGTATTCAGCCTTCTTGAATGTTTTTCACCCACAATCAACGCTAAACTCGCTCATTTCTGCCGATTTTTGCGATTTTCGGGCAAGTTGGTCGGGATTTCTCCCAAATTCGCAAGTTTTGAGCCATTTAAGAGCCATTTGCAAGCAGATTAGAGCCGATTTTGTGGG